GCAAGTATGCTTGTAACTGCAAAATTTCCTGAAGCTATGACTATTGGAAATAATGATCTTATTGATAAATATTTATTATTTACTAATAGTCATGATGGTTCCGGTTTAATAACTTGCGCTGTTACTAATATTCGTGTTGTTTGTAATAATATGCTTAATCAGGCTATTAAAAACGCTGATTCAGTATTTGGATTTAAACATACTAAAAATGTTCATAATGCTATCATGAGTGCAGTTGAAAAAATTCGTTCAGCTCATATTTATCATGAAGCTCTTCAAGAATCTATGCAAGCTCTAAAGAATATTTCTGTTAGTGGTAGAGATGTTAATAAATTTGTTTATGATCTCTTTCTTACTGCTGAACAACAAGATCATATGAAATTAAGAACTAGCATATATTCTGCTGATAAAGAAGTTATATCTACTAAAACTCAAAATAAAATTATTGCTGTTCTTGATACAATTGAAAAAGGTGTTGGTCAAGAATTACATAGAGGTAGTATGTTATGGCTTTATAATGGAGTGAATTGCTATATGAATAATGTTGTTGATTATAAGTCATCAGAAGATCGTTTTGAAGCTCTTACTAAACGTACAGCTTGTAAAGTTAATCAAAGAGCTTTTGATCTTGCTTTGACTTCTTTAAGAGCTGCATAATGGAAGATCAGAAAACACATACGTGTTATATTGAAATTGATGGTAATGTAATCACTCGTGATGCAAACGGAACTCTTATTAATGAATTTACTGGTAATTGGTCCGTTTTGCATAAAGTATATAGATTTGCTACTATGACTGCTACTGAAAAGCAAAAGCATAAACGCATTTCTCCTAATCTTTATATTGGTAGTATTAAGTATGTTATGCGACATCCGGGTACTAATCAAAGTTTTATTGTTAATTCTACTCAAATTAAAAAGATTTTACCTTATATTGTTAATGTAAATAAAGTTAATTTTGGTGGACTTAATGAATGTGGTGTTGATAGTGAAATTGATTATTAGTCTTCTAAGCATAGTGCTGTCACAAGTGCTATGCTTAGTTCCGCACGCAACCACAAGCACTTTCCCTACTGGGGATTGGAAAGCTCATTTAGTATTACTAATAGTACTAAAAATGCTTTCTTTATAATCATAATCACTAACAAGTTTGCCAATAGAATTATCAATATAATGATTATAAGCATAGCGGAACTATGCAGACCCCGGTAGAGGGATAGATGTGGAAGCGAGAGGAATCTAGCGTTAGAACTAGCAGTATTAGGTTTAGTATAGACACAAAAAGAGAGAGGACTAACAGTATTATCTGAAAGCCCTCTCTTATTTTTTTTAAGTCCAACAGAAGTCCTTACTTATTTAGTTCAACTATCATTTGTAGTATTGGGTTCTGTTGCATATAATATGTATTGTTCTTTGGTAAATAGAACATCTTGTTGTATTGATTGAATAACGGAATAGTTTTCTTAAATGCAATCCAACGTTTATCTTCATCTTTATATGTACCTCTATCATAAAGCATTTCTTCATCATCTACAATCATTGGAGCAATAAGTGTCCAATAAGCAAGATTAAGGACATTAGATATACTTGTTTCAAAAGGTATAGGTGCCTCCATAGTACGTTTATAGAATGAATAAAGACCCCAAGGTGAAGTTTCATAAAGTTCAGTTTGAACACCATAAATAGTATAACAAGCAAGAGCAAAGAATAGATTTTCATCAAGTTCATCGTCATCATCTGATGCAGCATACATACTTGCAGCAACAAGAGATAAACCAACAAGAGTTGTAAAATTAAACATAGCTCTTTTAATATTAGCTTTTTGAGCTTGAGGTAAAGTATTATATCTAAAGTTTATATCTTTGAACCAATATAATAAACCGCAGAACCCATTGAATATAGCTTTAGCTTTAGTAGCAAAATCAATATCTTCGCCATTTTCTATAGCTTTATCAATAGTTTCTCTATAAGCACTTTTACCATTAGATAATAGAAAATTTATCATATCCATGTAGGCACCACTTCTATAAGATTCAAGACGTTCATCAAATACAATTTTACCTACACGTTTACCCCAATATCTAATAAAGTTAGGACGAAGCCATTTACGGAATTGAAGAATAACCTCTCCCCACATCTTACCAGATAGCATAGATTTATCAAAAGTATTATAAATACCATGAAGACTATGATTAACGCCTTTAACTTTACCTAAGAATTTAGCAAAATCTTCAAGAGTTATACCACTATTTTCTTTAATTGAAGCAATACCATCTTTAAGCTCAAATACATCATATAGAGTAGTATGATTAGATTCAAATTTTTTCTTGGCATCTTTTAGTGCTTCTTTATAAGCTTTAGCATAATTGTTTTTCCATTCTTTAGTAAAGTTATTAGCTTTATAAGAAATGAATCTTGAAAGATAATCTACAAATTCAATATTATTACCTTTAAGAGATTCTTGTTTAGTCTTATAATTTTTATATCTAGTAAAGGTATCAGCATCTACCATTTGTTCAAACATCTTTTCTCTAAGTGAGAACACAAATTGATCATAGTTCATAATAGAACCAGCAACAATTCTATGAGTTTGCATAGCAGATAAGAATGTAGCGAATTGAAGATAATGTTCACCAATAGTATTAGGAGAGAACATTATATTATCCCATTTAGACATACCAAGAGAAACAATATTAGTCTTAGTATCTACACCAGCTTCAATATGATCTTCAAAAATATTACCAGCTAGCTTCATTAAAGCTGCATCAAGATTATCACAAGTATATTCACCTAGTGATGCCCATAATGATGGAAGAGCTTTAATATACATTTCATGAGCTTTAAGAAGTGTAGCTTTAGTAGTAAATTCACCACCAGTTGCTTCACTTACAATATTAATATGACCTGTACCAATATTCTTTAAAGCAGCAGTTAAGTTCATCCACATAAGAGATTTACTATTAACTGTATGAAGTGTATTAAGAAGTTGATCAGTTAATGTATTAATACGATTCTTACCTTCAAAAGCATCATAAAAAGCTTTAAATCTTTCAAAAGCATAAGTATCTTTACCTTTCTTAGTAACAACTTCAGTTTTTTTAGTATAAAGAGATAAAACTTTATTAATAATGTTTTTACTTTTAACACCGTATTCTCTAGCTTGAAATTCAGGCATAGAAAGAATAGTTTGAAGAAGATTAAGTTCAGGTTCAAAATCACGATTAATCTTAATACGTTTAAGTTGATTAATATAATTAAGAGTTACATTAAGAGGATCATAATTCATTCTATCTTTAAGCTCACTCATTTGCTTATCAGATAGAGTTTGATTATATTCAACTATATCGCTAATAGAAGTTATAGGCTTATGATAATTTCTATGTTTAGCTATATTATTAGCTTTTTCAATTAAAGCATTATAAGTATCAACATTAGTTATAGAATAAAGATCATATTTAATTTTACCTCTAACTTCTGGACGATTAAGAGCTGTAGCTTTAAGATAATATTGAGTTTCACCACTTAATGTATTCTTATAATCATCATCCTGTAATTCGTGCCATCCAACAGCTTGTTTAAGAACATCTCTATAACTAGCAGATATAAATGTTGGAAAGAAGTTTGCACCTTTAACAGTGTTAGGCATAGCAACATCATTAAGTTCTGCAAATAGTTCTTGCATTTCAACAATCATATCAATATCATTTTTAGTAAGTTTACTAAATTTACCATCACGATATTCAGGACGACAAACTTTAATTTCAAGAAGAACTTTATTAGTAGTTTGACCTTGAACTTTAAGTTTAATACCATTTACTTGAGCAAACTTCTTACGTATCTTAGATTTATAAACACGTTCTATAAGTTTAGTATAATAATACGCTTCAGTATCAGTAAGGTTAGGAAAATATGCTTTAGGATTAGCATATACATCTTCTAGTTTTAATTCAAGTCTACCTTTATATTCAGCAGGAATAGAAACATTCATTGTTGAATAAATACCTTTACCAGCAGCTTTTACTCGTTTAATATGAGCTTTTTCAAGTTTAGCTAAAGCGTCTTGAGCATTTTTAACTGTAATAAAATCGTCAGATTCAAGCGCAGGTTCAAGAGCTTTTCTTTCACGAATATATTCATCGTATATAGAAGCTTTAGCTTGAGCATAATCGAATGCAGCTTTAACTATATCAAATGGAGTAGTTAATTGAGCATTATTATCATTAATAAACTTAGATCTAAAATCATTCGAACGAGCTTGTGAAAATTTGATATTAGGTTTACCATTAGATTTCTCTGAATAGAAGTTAGGATACTTCTTGAATAATGCAAATGTTTGCTTGTTTTTATTAAGAGCAAATTCAGTAGCATTAAGAGCATGAAGTTCATATTGAGAAAGAACTGTATCAATAATAGGAATTCCACTTTGTGCAGCAGAATCTAACCATTTAATAGCAGTAGATAAATCAAGATTATCACCTAACATAGTACGTATATTTTCTTGAATATCTTTCTCAGTTACAAGATATGGACCAATATCATCAGATTCAAATCCAGTTTCAACGAGTTTATCTTGAATATATTTAAATTTAGTATTAAAGCTAGCATTATGTGATTTTTGATTCATCATAATACCAAAGTAAATCTTAGAAGCATCAATAACTTTACGTTTAAGAGGAATTATTTCCGCATATAAACCTTTAAGATTAAGAAGAGCTTCATTAAAATCTTTAATTGAATCTTTAATGGTTTGAGAAGCATTTTCAAAACTTGCTTCATCAATAGGATTTAAATCTTCAATATAAGTTTGAGATTTAATAAGACTACTAAGTTTATTTAAATCAGTAACCCATTGCTTGCGATCAACGGGAGTCTTCTTAGTCCATAAATTATAAATGGTATTAGTATTTAAATCAATGATTATATTATTAATCATATCTTTAACACTCTCAAATATTCTAGCATTATACTTGAAGGTATCAACATAATTAGGAAGACTATTCATGTCCCTACCTAGTTTAGCTATTTCATCTTTAGCTCTAGCGTCTAGTTTCTCTAAATCAGTATTAAGTTCTCCCATAATAGACATTTCATCACGAAGTAACTTAGTATTACCAATAGCTGTCTTTTCAACTTCATATAGAGTATTAATAAATTCTAGATTTGATATACCTAATCCAGTATTATCATCTGCTACAAATTGAGTATCTAAGACCATAGAGAACTTAGGAGTTGTACTATTGATTGTATGAACTGTAGTTGTAACATTCTTTTTAATACCAATATAATCAACTATAATATCATTAATACCATCAGCCTGAATTGCACTAATATTTGTTGGATTTAGTCTTTGAATAAGGCTCTCTAAGCCCTTAAAAATTTGTCCTTGAACTTTTAATTGTTCGAGTTGAGAAAGTGGCTCTCCGTTGGCGATTAGTGCCAAATTTTTGATATTAGCAGGCAGTGTTTCGGTATTATATGAATCCTCGATAAGCCTCTGTGTTGGTATAGTAACTACAGAATCATTAGCAATAAGACCTCTATTAGTATCAGATTCATTTCCAATATAAATAGTAATATCTGCATTACTTGTAGCTGCATCAATAGCTTGCGTTAAACTTCCATGAGATTCAGTATTAGTAACAGAACTATTAAATTTACGATAGAATTTACTAAGAACTATAGCTATTTTCTCGTATATTTCTTGAGATTCAATGTTATATTTAAAGTAATCATTAGCTGTAGTTAAATATTCAGATTTAAACGTTTTATTAATAGGATAATAAAAAGTACAATCATTAATATCAAAACGTTTATAAAGAGTACCTTCAGGTAATTTAGCTTTATAAGATTTCTTAAGACCAGTAAGTTCTTTATCTATAACCTTTTCACGAGTCTTAAGATACATATCATTAGCATAACGAGAATTATTAACAAATGCTGTAGGTTCAACAATCATTTGACCAACGATATTCCATACATCATTGTGTTTAACACTAATTGCATTTTTTAGAATACTATTAAGAACATTTTCAATATATTGACGAACTTCAAGATCTACATCATTATGCCATTCATTTGCAACTCCACCTTTAAGTCCAAAAGCATTTCTTGATAAATTACTTTTAGTAATCTTAGTAAAAGTAGGAGTTTGATCTTTAACTCTTTGTTTACCACTATTGGTATCATAAATATATTCAGGTTTCATATATTTAACGATACGAGTATTTTCAGAATTAGCTCTAACAAATGCTTCAATAAAACGATCGAGTTCTTCATTATCTCTAAGAAGAATATTATCTTCATTAGACTGACTAGCATATAAAGCATTAGCATAATTATAAAGAGCTGCATTATTTGATCTAAAATTACTACCTCCATCGGTAATACCTTGTTCTCTCATCGCAAGTCTTATATCTTTATCGCTAGTACCATCAATAGATTCAAAATTAATAGAATCGAATTGATCTCCCCAAGTAGTCTTATAAGCACTTATATAACCATCATTTTTAGTTTTAAATCTACCATAAAGATCAATAGGAATATATTTAGATAGATTACGACCGAAATCAAGTTTATTAATCCAAAACGCATATTTAACTAGATTTTCTCCAAGAATACGACAATACTCATCAGAACTATTAATAAGTTGAAAGAATGTATCTCTAGTGAAATCAATATCATCACTTTCTTTAGTTGAAATACCTATGTAACCAGTTCTTATAATAAGACTTTCCATAGTATTTGAAGACAATAAAGAAAGAATATGATTAGGATTAAGCTTAAGATTGCCTTTAGTAATATATTGTCCATTAACTACTACATATTTACCATCAGTTAATGTATTTTTAACCATAGCCAATTGAATACCTACTGGTAAATCTTTAAACATAGCTATTTTTTCAGCATGAGTATAAGGTCTATTTTCAGTTTCATTATACCATGTTTTAAGATTAACTGATGTAAGTGATAAATCAGTAGCTAGTTGGAATCTAAATTCATTCTTATCGTTCTTAATAATTCTAGTACAACCAAGAAGTTTAGCTCTATCTTCAAGAACTGCTTCTGGACTTTTACTATTATCATTAAAGAATGACATATCTCGAATCTTATCAATTATAGCATAATTAATAAGAGCTTCTCTAAGTTCAGGATTATTATTCTGACCAAGTTTAGCCATACAATAATTAATCTTATCTTTAAAAAGAGGATTCTCACTAATGAATATATCATGAAACATATTAACAGACATCTCATTAGTAGAATATAATTGTTGTTGAAGAATAGGATAAGCACTATCTTCTATAGTCCAATTAGGATCAGTAATAGATGGAAATATAGCTTCAATCATCGATTGATCACCTATTCTAAAAGGAGATTTAGGTTTACTTAATTGAATAGGTTTATCTTCAACATCTGTAATAGATAAAAGATAATCATTCGCTTTATCAATCCAATTATCTATAACTTTACCTTTATCTGTAATAGCATTTACACTATAATATTTATAAAGAAGTTCATCAATCATAGTGTCAGGAACTTTAGCGTCTTTTGCATTTTGAACTAAAGTGTTAACATTATGTTGAAGCATAGCAATAGATTCAAAAAGTTTATTACTTTCAGACGTTTTTGGACCAGCACCTTTCTTTTCAGTAATAAGACATCCTTGCGCACGTTTCATAGCATTTACAGCTTTATCGACGTACATATAGTAATCTAAAACTTCAAGTTGACGATTAAGATAATTAGCATATGCTTCAAGATCTTCAACATTATGTTTGTAGTTTTGACCTTCTTTAAATAAAGAATCAAGTTCAGTTATAGTTTTAGCTTTATTCTTAATTCCACTATTTATTTCATAAGCTGTAATTCCAGTTTTTTCAGCAAGAGCTTCAATAAATCTAGCCATAGCCTGAACTTGATTTTGATTTATAGTTAAACCATGTTCATGAGCTTTAGCTATAGTAAAATTAGATAAATCTTCTTGTGCAAGAAATTTATTAATTTTATTAATAACAGCTTTAAGACCTACATTATCTTGATTAAATGTAAAATAATCTTTAATAAAATCTTTAAGAGATTCACCTTTATTAATAAGAAGTTTACTCATAACAGTTGCAGCGTCAATCATGTAATCACTGCGAACATTATGAAAACTAATATTAGTAAAGTTATTAGAATTTTCTATAGATTTAATAGAAATGTTAGTAACAAAATCACTAATAATTTGTTGAGATTCAATAAGAGCTGAATAAATATATCTATTAACACCTTCAACTTTAGCATTTTTAGTTTTTAAATTAGTATTCCAACTTATAGGAAATGAAGCTAATAATGCAGTATTACCAACAGTATAAGTATTAAGATTAAACCAAAGATTATCTTTAACAGCATCAAGAATATGAGAAGTTAATTCAGAACGTTGAGCTGATATAGGTTCATCATTTATATCTGTCCAAGTACCATAATCGTTATTATATAAACTGCGACACCAAACAGTAATTGTACTATCATCTACATTAATTTCAATACTACGTTCCCCATTAGATAACTTCTCTTCTTTAAAGACTTTAAGAATTTGTTTCTTAGCCCATTCAGCTTTATTAGAAATATCTTCATTATATCCAGAAATATCACTAAAATTAAGTCTAATAGGAATAGCAAAATCATCAGAGAGTTTAGTTTCAGTAAAACCCATGATAGATAGAGCATTATCTGCTGCAATAGATTGACCTTTAAGCACTGCAATATTATTGTTAATATTACGAATCTTAATTTGGTCAATAAGAAAATGTTGATTCATCATAGAGTTATCATAACCAGCAATCCTATTTATATAAGAAGCAGCAGATTTACTATGTTCAAATTCATTAGGTTTTTCTTTATTAAGAGTATTCTTAAGATCAGAATGAATACCAATCCAAGTATCAATAATAGCATTATCTTTAGTAGCTCTTGGCATTCTTCCATAATCATTAAGTTCATCCCACTTAGTAGTAACAGTTTTATCTATAAATTCTTTATATTTAGCATCATAATCTTTCTTAGCTTCTTTAAGTTTAAAATAAATTTCAGCTTTTTCATTATAAAGAGCTTTAAGTTCCGAATCAGTTATAACAGGATTTAAATTAGTTGTATTATAAGATTCAATTTCAGCTTCTTTAGCTTCCATTGCTTTAGCTAGAGCTTCACGTTCAGAAGTATTTTTTGAATAAAAACGTTCTCTTTGAAGATCTGCATATTCAGTTTTTAATCTAGTTAATACAGGATCATTTACTCCGATTTGAGCATTAATCTTTTCATTAATATCTCCAAGTCTATTAATTAAAGGAACTTTAACTTTAAGATAATCTTGTTTAAGTGAATCTTTAGCTTTAGCAAAATAAATATCTGCAACATATTCTAAAGATTGACGTTTATATGAGTTAGTGTTATTCTTAGTATATTCAACGTAATTACCATCAATTACATCAAATTCTTTCATAGAAAGATAAATACTATCAATATCATAGTCCCAACCAGTACGTGTAACAAGATGCTCAGAAACAATAGCTTGACTTGCACCATTGTTCAAAACTCCTACAACTTTAGCAACAAACATAGATTGATGACCTTCAGTAGGAATACGAATACCAAACATAGTTCTTAAATTCTCAGGAATAGTATTTAAATCGAGATTACCATCAGCATCTAATTTAAATCGAGAATCCCAATTATTAAGAATGATTTCAGCAGGATGAAATACTTGTTTAATAGAACCATCTTCTTGTTTAACTTCTTCCCACCATTCACTTTGAAGTTTAAAATCAGCATCTTTCTTAATTATAGGAGTACCATTAGCATCTCTCTTAATACTACCATCATCATTGAGTTCAGCTCTAAGTTTCCAATAATCATCAGAGAACTTAATTTGACCTTCATGATACATTTTAGAAACATTAGCTTGAGTTCCTTTAATTAACCCTTTTTTATCCAACGTAACAGATGCAGGTTGTAAGAAAGTATCAGGCTGAATAGTAACGTGAGCACCTTTAAGTTTAAGATTTGTAACTCTACGTGTAATACGAGCTAATAGAACAGATTCAATTCTACTTTTAATTGTAGGATGATAAAAAGGTATAAAAGGCCTACCGTCTACCATCATAGTAGCTTTAATGAAATTTCTATCAATTTCAGTTTCATTAAAGTATCTACGAAGATCAGCGAGAACTAAATCTAAATTAACTTCAACTACATTCTTATCATTAATAGATTTATATTTGATATTACCTTTATCATCAATAGCTCCCCAATCAGAAAGCAAACGATACATTTCATCATTAGCGTTAGTAGCAAGAAGCATTTGATAATATTCAAATACACCAGCTTTATCAAAAGATTTATCTCCGGTTTTGCCTTTACGTATAGTATCACCAATAGAATATTCTCCATTAAATGCAAGATTATCAAGAATACGTTTTTGAAGCTGAGTACCAATCTTATTCTCTTCATCCATTAAATGAGAAGGCACTTCTTGTTGCACATAGAGATTACTATGACTAAGAGTATGTTTAAAAGCATCAATACCTTTAGGATAATTCTTTAATTCATAACGATTAATAGATTCATTATATTGAATATTTAGAGTAGCATCTTGTTCATTATTAGCAATATTAAAGAGTTTAACTTGAGGTAAACCACCAACTTTATGTCCAGATGCAAAGTTAATAGAATCAATACCTTCTTGTTTCATCCAATCATAAAGAGTTTCATAATTTGTACCCTTATACATACGTTTGAATACAACAAGAGTTGAATTTTTATCTTGATGTGAAAATACAATATCAGTATTAAATCTATTATTAAGAGTTGATTTACCTCGTTTATAGAAGTAATACTTTAGTTGTTCAACGATACGTGCATAATCTTGCGAACTAATAGGACTATCTTCATCTTCCACAATATCTTTAAGAGTTTTACCAGAAGGTAAAGTAAAACTATCATAACTACCCATAGCTTTAAAACGAGCTATACATTCATCTTGAGTTATAATATTAAAAGCATCTGCGGTTGTAATCTTATCAATACCAAATCTGCGTCGAAGAGTATTAGTTGTAGTTTCATCTGATTTAACAAAAGGTGCTACAATTTTATCAATCATATTATCTCTAAGTTTAACATCACTTACGATAATCTGAGTATAAGTTGTATTACTTCTAGTTTTAGAACCAGGTCTAACACCTTGAGATGCACGTTTAGCCCAATCAAGAGCATTCTTAAATTCAAAAGTATAACCAGTGAATAACTCTTGAATAGCAATATCTGCAATATAATGATTAGTTAAAAGATTAGCAATAACAAATCCCCAATAACGATCATTTTTATAATCATCAGGAAGTTGTTCACTAATAACTTTAAGTTGATTCTTATAGGTTAGAGTAGATTGAATATTATCTCTGATAGGAGCTAAATAATCAAAAGCATCTTGTAAATGACTATTCATTCTATCAACAAACATTCGCATAAAAGCATTATCGATTACATCTCCGTATGCAGTAGAGAAATCTTCACCACATATCATGAAAGGTTCAAATTTACCGAAAGAAGCTAATTCATCAGGATGTAATTCTCTAAATGCATCTTCTATATAATCTATAATGCTTCTTACAGATACATTACCATTTTCATCAGTATATCTGAAATTAAGATTACCAAACTTAAAAATATTACCTGTAGGTTTACCATTTTTAATAACATCTTTACCATCCCAGAATATAGGAGCTTGAAGACCTTCAAATACTTCTTTATTAAAAGAATAATGCTCATAGTAATTTTCAAATGCTAAATTAATATCACCATTAAATTTATTATGAACAATCTCAGCTCTTTCATCAGGATTCATATTATTAAACTCTTCACGAACTTCATCTTTACTTCTAATAAATTCTTTCTTTAAAGTGAGCTTATGAGTAGTAGAATCATAATCGAATAGCATACGTCTAGCATCCAACATCATTTCCATTTCTGTACGGAGAGTATCTTTAACTCTTTGGAAGGTATAATTAGATTCAAGATCATTAGTTCTAGCTATACGATAATTAACGAAAGTACCATTATTATCTATAAGTTTAAAAGGTAATGCTCTTTTACTACTATTAGATTCAGTTAATATATTACCTGTAACAAATTCATATATACGAGAAGCATCAGCGGAAGGTAATGAATAACGTTCTTGCATTTGACGAAGAATAACATCACGAGTCCAAATATAATCATGCATATCAACATATGGTGTACCAATACCTTGATCTCTATTAGATAAACCATTAAATCTAGAATATTCAAATGCTTTAACAGCTTCAATATTTACAGGATTAATAGGATCTAATATTCTATATCCATCATCGTCTAAAACTTCATTACCTCTATCATCTTTTTTAAAATTAAAGAAACCTTTACCATTTCCTCCAGTACCATTACCTAAATTCCAAATAATAGGATTATATTTAGTACCTTTAGATTTAAGAAAATCAGCAAAGCGATATTTCATTAATTCAACATTGACATTACCTATACGATTAACAATACCTTGTAACATATAAGTAATATGATTATAAAACTCAGGTGTATATTCTTGTTCACCTTCAACATTAATATAACTTAAATCTACTTTAATTGAAGGATCACAACTACCTATAGTAGCTAAAATATTAATTCTACCTCTCATATCATCAACGATAGAATTAATTGTATCACCCGGTTTATAAGTATCATAAAACAAATTACGAATCTTATTAGCTTGACGATCTTTAGCTCTTTCACTTTGTTTATCTGTGATATTAGCTTTTATTTGATTAAATATCTTATCGAATACGTCATCAATATGAACAAGTTCAGTTTCAATTTTTTGATGAATTAAAGCATTTACTTTATTATCTGCGTTTCCATCAACATATAAAGCTTTAATTACATCAAAAGGAACATTAAATTTAATAGATAAATAATTGAATATAGTATTAGGAGTCCAATTAATACCAGCATTATTAGATTTATACAGTAAACTGTTTACTTTATCTGTAATAGATTTACCAGTTTTATACAAAGCATTTATATCAAATTGAACAGCACTTCTAGTACTAATTCTTTGAAATTTATTAGTAAGAATATTGCGATATTGATTATATACATTAGTAATAGCAAAAGATTGACGATTACTTTCTCGAACAGCATACGACATATTATAATCAGTTTCAGACATATTATAACTCATAGTTTCACTTTGAGTTACAACAGTTGTTGCCATATCAACTGAAGCCATATACATATTATAGAATATTTCTTTAGATTCTATAGTAGAAGCATCATCGTCAGGAAGAATCTCTAATTTATCAATTAAAGGTTTAAGTTGACCATTATAAACAGATTCAGAAGTAACTTTAAGACTATTTATAAGTTCTTCTTTATTTGCAGCATATCTAGTAACATCAATTAAAGAGTTCCATAAAACATTAATATCAAATGGCATAGTTAAACCATATTTGTTATAATAAGAAGCTGTACCATTTAATTGAGTATCTTCAACTCGCATCATAAGATTACTTTGATTATTATAAATCATCTCAGTAAGCATACGTTTAAAACGAGAAGAAGCTGTGTCTTTACGATTAACTTTAAACTGAAGAGAACTATTCCAAGATTTATTAATATTTTGTTCATCTGTCATAGTAGCTCCATTAAGTTCTCCCATAGTCATATGGTCTTCAATATCGTAATCATTAATATCAGCCATAAATTCAGCTTTATAATAATTAACGAAACTCTGCCATATATTCTTATCATCTAGGTTTTGCAATTGATTAGCAATAGCTATAAGATTATCAGCTTTACTTTTAAGTTCTTTATAGATTGCTTCATCTTGAACAATAGCTTTTATTTCAGCAACATTCTTACCTTCATCTTTAAGTTCTTTAGATCTACGATTACGATAATTCTTAAGTTGAACTGAATAACCTAAATAACCTAAATCTGGATTAGCATTAGAAGCATATTGAAGAATAGCTTTAGCAATTATATCTCGAATTTTAATACCATTTTTGAAATCTTTATAATTAAGATTCTTAAATTCAGATTCACTTCTAAATGCAATAGCAGCAAAAATACGATTCAAATACATTTGCTCACTATCAGCAATAAAAGGATAATCATCTTCATATAGAATTTCAGACTTCTTAGCAATATCCGTATTCCATAATTGGCTTATTTCAGGCTCTCCTTGCTCGTTTAATGGCACGGTAATACTTTTGGTCAACCTATCTATATTATTGCCATAGATGCTTTGAAAAGTGGCAAATTGAGCGTCTGTTAGTTTGCTATTCTGTATTGCACGCAAAAGAATCCAATCCCCATTCTCGGATGTAAATGTATTAGATTTAAGAGTTTCATAGTCAGCTCTAGCAACAGCACGTGCTTTAGAAGCATCAAAAGGATAGAGCTTTTTAGCCCTATCCCAAAGATCTTTAAAACATTTGCTATCAACATATTCATCACCGACTTTAATTTGTGGGATAACATTACAATCTAAACCCATAATATCAGTTTTATACGTTTAACAAATACGTTTATTAGTTTCATCAAAGTTAGTATTTTTATTTAGACTAGCAACCGAATCATTTAAATATTTTGAAATATTAGTTGCAATAGATGAAGAATCAGATAAAGATACAGATAATTTAAGATCACCTTCAATATCAACATAATCATCATCCCAATCAATATCTTCATCTTCTTCAATTGTAGTATCAATAGATTCTTCAGTTTGAACTTTAGTTTCAATTTCAATAAGAATAGGAGATTCAACTGTAGTTTCAGCAGACGTTCCTCTCTCTACCACATCACCTTCTCTACCGGGGGCTTCTAAGCTCCACTGAATGCTACTAATTGTAACATTAGGATCCATATCTCTAAAGTCTTTATTATAAATTCTATTAATAGTATCATTAAGACGTTCCATTAATGAATCTGCTTTAACTTTAGTATCAATAACTCCAAATATCTTTTGAAATATATTAAGTAATACCTTTTTAAACTTATCCCAAAATGTAGGAGTTTCAATATCTTCAGAACCTTCAATTCTATCAGTAGTAGATTTAAGTTCATTAAGAAGTCTAAAGATACGAGGATCAGTTAAAGCATAAGTAATAATTTCAGATATAGCATCTTGTCCATTAATTACAACTTTAGCTCCATTTTTTCTAGCTTCTAGCTTACGAGAAATAGATTCATTAATGCTAGTAAATTCATTAGTTATAACTTGAATTAATTTATTAACAATACCTCCATCTCGAAGCATATCTTTTAAGAACTTTTCTCTATCATTTAAATCTGTTTTACCAGCAAGTTCTTGACGAGCATTTGCAATAGCTTTAGTAAAGTCTTCAAACCATGCTTGCCACTCTTTATTATTATAATCAATAAGAGCTTCACGTTGAGCAAGTTTCTCAGGATTATTAATATCTCGCATAGTACTATTAAAGAACTTCATAATATAAGTATGAATCATCTCATGCGCTAGAGTACGAGTTAAATAACCTTTATGTGCTTCTTCATTTGCTAGTTCCCAATTATAATTAACATCAATTCTAAATTGATTACGATAAAAACCATCAATATCAGTAGAAGTTTTAACAGGTTGAGCAGAACCCTCACCTTTTTCAAATACTTGAGTTCTACTAACAGTATGCTTAACATATACAGGATTTATACCAGCTTCATATTCAAGAATATTAGAAAGTTCTGCAATACTACTCCAATCCTCTTTATAACGTTCATTATCTTGAACAGTTTTAAGTAATTCAACAGGATCATAGAAACGTTGAGTAACTTCTGAATTATTATCAAATGCTTTAGTAGCAATAGAGAATTTAATAGGTGAATTACCAGAAATAGATACATTACTTATAACATCACCATATTTATTTTTAATATACGCTACATCAGAATATATAGCATTAGTTGCCATATAATATTCATATATGTCTTCGTATTGATCTCCAGTAATTGGATCTGTATATCCTGTAGTATATGAACTATCATTAGAATCTTTAGATACAGCAGCTCCATCTTTAAGACCAAATTGACGAACCATATTTGGAATTATGCTATTAAGTTTATTATTAAACTTTTGAACATCAGCTGGAGTATCAAGATAATATATAGTATGCGGATAACTAGGATGATTTAAAGCTCCATTATAGTTAGAAACATCAAGTTTATTTCCAGAAGTATAATGAATAATTGCTTCACGTCCATCAATAGACGTTTGAATAAATTTATGATAAGCAATTTTGCCTTTACCTTCACCAAGTACAGCTTTTATCATAACAAAACGTTTACTTCCATCAGCTGTATTACCTGATTGAAAATAAATATCGTCTTGTGTAGCTGAACTTTTTTCACTACATATAATAATATTTTGAAGTCTATTAGAAATTTCAAGTCTAGCTTCAGTTATATTACCACTATTTAGAGCAAGAATTTCTTTAATAGCATTACTAATATATTTATTATATTTATTTAATTTATTAATACGAGCTTCTTCAGTTTCATCAGTAATAGATCCCATTATGGTATTAGGACTTGTAGGAAATAAAGTATTAATCTCATCCGTTTGAGGAATAACAACAGATATTCCTTGTCTATTACCAATAAATATATCACCAATATGATTACTAGAAAATTTATTTATATTTTGAATAATACCTCCAGTTTTAGGATCTCTAGCAATACCTGTTTCATCAATATAAACAATTTGAACTCTAGGTTTACCTTTAGAATCAACAACATCTTTAGTAGGTTTAATTGATTCAACTAAAGAATTACGATGATGCATAATAGGTAATCCTTGTTTAGTTTCTTTATCTTCTGTACGGGCTTCATCGTTAATCAAGACTCTACCAGAGCTAATATGACTTATTCTAAAAATATTAGAACCAGTCATACGAATATCATTACGTATAGCTTGATTATTTTTAAAGATCATTTCATGACGATTGATAGAATCATTAAAATGTTTCTTAATTCCATTAGCATTTATAATACTTTGCATATTTGAATTAGTAATTCTAAATGCAGGAAATAAATCAAGACATATTTGATATACCTGATTAAATGAAAGAGCAACATTATTAATATCTATTTCACCATCAGTAGAACCTTCATATTCTGAATCAACTATACTAGTAAGAGTTTCACTATCAAGAATATTTTTAATTTGCTTAGAAGTAAGATTAGAATATATAAGCTCTTTAAAAGCATTCATCAAAGGTTTAAATCTATCTTTTCTGAATAGATCAAAGATAATCTCCATATTACGTTCAGAATCTTCTCTATCTTTAGCAGATATATTATTACGAGGTTTAAAAGCTCTATCATAATGAAACATAAATCTAAAGATTTCTCTTTGATATTCAGCAAATATATTAGCCATTTCATCGGTAAATACAAATTTACGTGGATAATATTGACCATTTGCGCCTTCAACAGTATAAGCTATACCTTCTATAATAGTTTCTAGTTTAGGAATAGAACCTAATTTATATTCTTTACCATTTCGATTAATAACTATATCATATGTAGCTTTATTCGAATTTTCTTCAAGATTAGTTCTTACTACAGAAACTTCATCACCTTTACTAATATCTGAAAGTATTTCATAAATACCTAGATTAGAAGTAATAGTATTATTTAAAATATCTTCTGGAGCACCATTAGGATCGAAAATAATATCAAGACCTTCATGATATGTTTTATTAATAATTTCAGGAGTACGATTAATAAAATCAATTACTTGAGATTCATTAAGAGGTAAACCTCCAGTAGCTTCAGTATCTATAAGTTCATAAAAGAAATTATAATTATTATAAAGTTCTTTATAAAGATTATCTTTAGTTTCTCTAAATTTAGCATTATAATAATCACGTCTATTACCAAATTCAGTTTTAAGGAAATTAGTAACATTTATAATAGACATAATCTCAGGAATAAGATTTTTATAATTATCACCTCGATATTCACGCATACCATTAATGAGATCATAATAATTAATCTTAGTAGTTCTAAATCCACTTCTATCACTAATGAAAGCAACAAGAGAACCAAAAAGATTAAAGTTATCAATAAAGATGCCTCCTAAATCTTGAGAAATTAAAGCATATTTATTACGAAGAGTTTCATCAAGTCTTATAGCAATAGCATCTGAATTTAAATTACTATCACTAGTAAGAATTTGAGCCATCTTAGATATAAAATCTGATTCAAAAGAAGCATTAAGAGCAGTATTAATTGAATTCATATCTAATTCCCAATCAGAATCTTTACTATAAAGACTTTTTAATTCATTTAAAGCATCAACTGCTATTTTAGCTGAACTACCATCATTTAATCTAATTGTATTATTATTACCATCGATATTTATATATATTGCATTAGATAATTTAATAGCAGCATCTATAATTAACTTTTCTGGTTTATTAAGTTTACCATCAGTAAAATATTTATTCATTAGATTTTTAATGAAAGCATCACTATCATATTTAGTACTACCTTTAGTATGTTTTAATAGCTTCGGAACCAATAGTAAAGTATTCAGCATATTCGAATCAAATAAGGCTAAATTTGCCTCATTTTGGCTCAATAGAGCCACTAAAAATTCATTAATGGATTCTAGATCTACTCCTTCAATTTTAAAGTCTATAACAGGCTGATTTGCGGCTTTTACAAATTCAATAGGTACATCATTTTGATTTTCAGTAATAGCATCACTTTGAAATTCAGTAGTAATACCATTAGCTTTAGAAGAATCTTCTGTAACTTCAGCTTTAGAAGCAATTGTTTTATCTGTAGAACTCTGTTGAGCTTCGTAGCCCCCAGTAGGGGACAAGGACTGGTCGCGAGAGGAACTTTCTGTAGGCTTTGCGATAAGAATATAATCATCATTAGGATTACTCATATTAGCAGGAGTAAGCACATAACGATTAATTTGACCTTCAAATCCTTCAAGTCTAATACCAGCATCCTTACGTGGATTAGGAGTATCAAGAACTCTATATTCAACTCCACCTATAGAAACATATAATGTATATTTAGGATTCTTACGACCAAGATTATCTTCTATAGTATCATTAATTAAATCAAATTTAGTTTGAATTGCTTTAGCTTCTTGAATGATTTTATTAGTAAGTTTATTAATATCAGATTTAGTTGTTTCTTCAAGACCAAAATGCTCATCAGCTAAGAATGAAGGTAAGGGTTTACCACTAGCCTTAAGAACTTGTGCTGTATAACGACTTAAATGTTGAAGATAATCATTAAGTTCAGCACTAACATCACCTCCAGTTTTATTAGGTATATACTCAATTTCTTGTCCTGTAACAGCATCATTCCATTTGAATCTATGAGCCATAAATATATTATCAAATAGAGAATATTTAGCAGCAAGTCTAATAACAATCCATCTAAGATCTGTTATAGTCATAGTATCAAAAGAATTATCTAAAGCTCTTTCAGTATTAGCATTAAATTCTTTAATTTCATTAAGAATCATTGCGTCTTTAGAAGATAAATTTTTAGCTTTAAGTCTATTATTTATAACAGTACTTATAGGAGTATCTAATACTTGAGATTCAGATATTATACCATTATAAACATCAGATGCTTTTTTAGATAAACTATCAATACCTTTAAAATCTGTATATGATTTACCAAATGTTCCAGAACCTATTTTAGGTTTATCAGATAAATCATCTGTTTTAAGATCATTAATCTCTTTATTTAGTTTAAGTTGACGTTCTTTTTCTGCATTAATAGCTGCTGTTTGACGATCAATTGCAGCTTTATTATCAGCTTCTTGTTTTTGTAATCTAGCTAATCTAGCTTCATATGCCGCAAGACGTTCATCAGTATCAGAGAATTTAACTTTATCTTTTTGTAAAGATTCAGATGACTTATAAGTGTCAAGTTCATCCATTAAATCTTTATTATTAGCAGCTTTGATTTCATCTTCATATAATTTGATTTCATCTTTAATGTTATTATATCCATCTCCATTAAGATAATAATCAAGTTCAGCATTAATAGCTATATTACGTTTATCAAAGAATTCTTTAGCTTCTTTAGGATTAGTAAGATTAGCCAACATAGTTCTAGCTTGTTTAGCTGCATCTTTATCATCAGAATTAATATCTAATTCTTCTATAGCTTTAGCTGCCGCATCTCTAGTAGCTTGAAGTTGTTTTAATATTTTGTTATTATTTTCAAGTTTACTATTAGCACCTTTAAGAGCAATTTTAAGACTTAATAATTGTTCTGGTGTTGCATCTTTAGAAGCATTAGCGATAGATTTTTCAATCTCATCAATTTTAGTTTTAAGATTGGATATTATATCATCATAAATTCTAATAGCTTCTTTAGTAGATTCTAAATTAGCAGATTGTCTAGCATATTCGCTAAGAGCAGCTTTTTTATTAGTTCTTTCTGTTTCATTAGAATACTTATTATCAACATAGTTATTAAGATATTCTTTAGATTCAGCTTCACGTTTAGCATACTCATCTGGATTTGCAGTAATATTAGCTATTTCGAGTTCATTAAGTTTCTTTTGAGCTTCAAGATTAGCTAGACGTCTATGATATTCATATTCGTTTTTGTCATTAGAGCCAGCAATTGAATCAAAATGATCTTTATATATACTTTCAACAGCTTCTATTTTATTAAGCGTTTGTTCAAAGTAATCAGCATTAGCCAGAAGAGATTCTCCTTTATCAAGAGCTATTTGTTCTTCAGAAGTAAGACTTTCGTTTCTATCACGTTTATCTTTAAGAGTTTGAATTTCTTTAAGAGAAGTACTCATATTTCTAAGCATCTCTTTATATAATTCGAGAGAACCATCTAATTGATTAGCTGCAATTTGATTAAGAATAGCTTCTTGTTCTTTAAGTTTAGCACCGACTATATCACCATTAGCTAAAGCTTCAACTATATCATCAAGTCCAGAACGCATAGATTCAACTGCTGTTTCAAGACCTTTTACATACATTTGATCTCTTTCAATACCTTTTTTATTTAACTTACTTTCAATATAAGGCATAACAGCTTGCATTCCGGCACCACCTAAAAGACCTCCAATACCTTCAGTCCAAATATCAGCATCACTAAGATAACTTCCAACACGTTGACTAAAATCAGCAAGAGCATCTGTATCAGAAAGTAATCCAAAATCTCTACGAGCTGAATGAGCACCTTCTTTCATAGAAATACTCATTGTCATTTCATCAGCCATTTCAGCTAAAGAACCAGCGGCAAATCCACCAATACTTTTAAGAAGTTGATTACGTTCATTTTGAGGCATAGCGTTTAATGTACGAACTATAGCAAATTTATCACCAGTTGCCATAGCTTTACGTATATTAGCTCTAGTTGCATTACTGAGAGTTCTAGCGGTACCTATAATATTCATCCATTCAACTACATCGTAAGCAATATTAGACATAGATCTCCAATATCCTCTTGAAGCAGCAGCATCAGCATATTGATCCGCTAAACGTTCTATAGTTTCATTAGTTAAAGGAACTTCTTCAAGACCTCTCATTTTAAGAATAGGATTGCCATTCTCATCGTATTCGGTATAGTTTTTATAATTATCAAGAAACCATTGACGCTCTTGTTCATAAGTACTATAAGCTTCACGAGAAGAATCCAAAATACGACCTATAACAGCAGAACCATAAATATCAGCTAATTTATTAGCTCTAGCTATAGCTTTACCCTTTTGAAGTTCTGTACCTAACTTAAATAAATCTTTAGCATACTTAGATTTACTTCCAAGATTAACAGCATTTCTAAAGGCTTTACCTAATAACAAAGAAGCTCCACGTGCAGGTAACATTATACTAGCGGCACTACCTAAAACAGATGGAACCATAGAAGCCCAATATCCACCACCTTTCATACGATCGAATAAACTACCTTGTTGAGCTTGTTCAGTCATATAAATAGGAAATGCTTCTCTAGTACCTTCATTAATAGAATTACCTATTTGTTCTAAAAAATTACGAGTATAAGCTTCATCATTTCCAAATAATTTAGAAGGAAGTGCAAGTATAGAACCTGCACTTTCAATTGTACCTCCAACTATTTCTCCTACAGTTTGAACAAGAGCATTACCAATTCTATCCCAAGTAGATTGATTTCTTGCTCGACTTTCAACATAATTACGATAATTAGTAGGAGTAATACCTATATTTCCATTATGTCTTTTAGTAAGATTTAGAAATTCTTTATTACTCATTCGATTATCAGGAGATTGAGAACCGATTTGATCGAATGCAGATTTAGTTTCATCTGTATAATGAATTCTACCATCTTCACCAAATAAAGGCATTGTTTGATATGTTTTATCGTTTGGCATATTATCTGTTTAACATTAATACATCATTAGACCAAAAGTTTACATTATACGCAGCTTTTTGTTCAGGAGTAAGATATTGAGTAGGAACAAAATTATCTTTAAGTTCATTAGCATGATTAAGTTTATATACTAATGCTGGAAGATTTCTGCGTAAAGCATCATCATTTTCAAAAGCGAAATTAAGATTATTTTTATTATATTCAACGTCAACATATCTATTAATAGAAGGATTATATTGTTGAACATTAACTTTATAAACACCGGTTTGAGTTTTAGTTATATTATACTTAAAACTACCAGATGTTATAGGATAATAATTTCCGGTATCATGAATGCGTTTATCTGCAATAATAGTTTCAATTGCTTGAGAAATATTTCCTACACGTTGATTATTAATGATATTAAATCTATTTAAATCACGTGCATTAGGATCAGTAATTACAGCTAAATCAGCACCAAGACCTTCAATATTTCCACTAAATGCCATAATTTCATTAGCAGTTTGTCTTTGATAAGCGTCATATGGATTAGTCATAGCTTGATTATAAGAACATTGCGCACCTTTTCTCATAGCATCTCTAAGAGCCATATTTGCACCATCATCGTCTGTATATAAAATAGCTTCTTTTTGTACTTGATTCTCACCTTGCGCAGGTATAGTAACTTTAAGATATAGTCTTCCAGTAGCATCAGATCCTATAGATAAATTCTTAGATGATATTTGATAAGCTGCATTACTACCTGAACCATTTTTACGAGAACTAAATATATCAGCAAAATCTTCACTAGAAGTTAAAGGCATACCTATAACTTTTTCTAAGAACTTAGCTTTAGTAGGATCATCTCCTAAAGATGCTGTAGCAAAATTCCAAACACCAATATTATCCATTAATAATCTACCTATACCATCAAGAGCATCACTAAATGCAGCCTTATTATTACTTATAGGAGTAAATAAAGTAATAGGTGTTGTTTGCAATTCATAACCTTTATTTTTCGCAGTAGTTAAAAATCTTTGTCTAACTATATTACGAATTTCATCTTTAGGATCATTTGGATTTTTACCATAACCACTTTTAGCTGTAGAAGAAACTAAATCAAATCCGATAAATAAGTTATTATCATTTTCAAGATAACTATTATAGAGAATATCAGTTATAACATCTATTTTATCAGATATAGTTTCAGCTTTAGCAATTATATTTTTAGCTTTATTTTTATTTACATCATCTGATAAAGAACCTTTAACATCAAGAAGATCATTTATTGTAGCATTTATACTTTTAACATCATCCACATTTGTTAAATCAAATTGACTATAAATAGAATTAAGCATAGCATTATTTTGCTTAATAATATTTTCTGCATCAATAGCAGATTTCTCAGCTTGTTGATAAAGATTTATACTAGTAGGGTCAGTAGAATTTGCATATTTAGCCATAGTGGCTTTAGCATTATCTAGAGCATCAGTAGCTGTTTTAATATTTGCGTCTACTATAGACATCATTGTATTAGCTGGAAGATTTGCTCTAGTAAATCCAATAGCTTCTGTCATTTGCCCTTTAATCTTCTCTAGTTGCTCTCTTTTAGCTTTAAGAGAATCAAGTAATAGATTATCAAACCATTTAGTATCAGTCTTACTTTCAATAGCTGTATAAGCTCCTATTTTAGCCATATTCAATAATGCACCAATACTATTTTGAGTATAAGCATTATTATAAACTAATCCCATTCGTTCTTGATAATCCGCATCGGTTTCACTTTCTTTTTGCATTAACTCCGGCATAGAGCGCATTGTACCTTCTTCTAAATATCGTTGCATTACTATAGGATCACTCATAGCAATTTGCTTTTGAGAAGAAGTTAAATTAGCAAAACTAGAGTTCATCAACATTACTTGTTGCATTCGAGGATCAGTAGCAATTTGTTGTTTAATCATATCGGAAACTAATTGAGCATTAGTACCACCTTGTTTATTGTTAAGCCATTTATTTATTTCAGCTTCTTTAGCCATAGCTGTTCTAAATTCAGGTTTACTAGCAAGAACAGCACTAAATACTTCACGAATCTCATCTTCGCTTACAGATTCAATTGTAGTATCACGAGTAAGAACGCCTGACAAATTACCACCTCTACCAGCAATAATCTTTTGAGCAACAGCTTGAACTTTAGGATCTGTATTAGCACCATTCATCAATTCAGTTACATCATTAATAAATTGAGCATTAAATACAGATCGCTTATCTGCTTTCCATGCTTTCATCATTTCAAGAAGTTCTTTTTGATAAACAGAACGATCATGACCTTTACCTAGAGCTGTACCAAAAGCACTAATAGATTGTTTACCATTACCTCCTAGACTACCTCCTGCTTCATTAAATCTTTCAAGAATCATAGCTCTATTTGCGGCTTTATATTCCTCAGGTGCATCAGATTGTTCATTAGCTTGCATCATAGCATCAAATTGAGCTTTATTGCCAAGAATAGTTTTAACTCCTTCATCAGTTAAAAATCTACGAGCACCATCTGAAACAGCAGTATCTGCAAAGAACCAACCTCCATCTTCATCAACTTTCTCTTTAATAACACTTTGAGTTTCATCTATTTTACCTGCAAGAGCTTCTTCATCTTTACCTTGAATTGCATTATATTCAGACATCTTAATTGCCATTTCATTATATGCATTTTCATTTCGAATAGCACGTTCTTGCAAAGAAGACATAACAGCAAGATTTTGATCCATCATTCTAGCACGAGGAGTAAACATATCTTGCATTTCATTACGTTTAAAGTCTTTACCAGACTTAACAACTATATTTTCAATACTATTTATGATTGCCATAAGAATTAAATTTATATATACAACAAAACTCCGGACGTTAATCCGGAGTTATAACAGCAGTTAATTAAGCACATCTTTTACCACCATATCTTTTCTTAACTTTACCACCACATCTTTTACCTTTAAGAGCAACAGCGTCTTTACCAAAGAGTCTTGATATTTGTTTATCAGATAAATTCTTTAAGAAGCCTATAGATTTATCATTAGATAATAGATGTAATATATTAGAATTACGCTTATCATTGAGAAGAGTATGATCATTAAGCATTTTCTGAATATCTCCTGTTAAACCTACAAGAGCATCTCTTATACCTGTATTGCCTTCAGCTAATAAAGAAGCAGCAAGATTAGCTTTCTCAAAAGCATCAACTTCATTCTCGTATTTAATCTGTTTGTTCTTAGCAGCAATTTCAGCATTCATTTGACGAGCTTGATTTCTAATATTAAGTTCTTGCATTAACTCATCTTGTTTTAGTTTACCTAAAACACTAGCACCTTTACTTCTAGCTCTAAGCATAGCTTGTCTTGCTACAGGAGCACTAGATGAATTAGATTTAACAAAATCTTCAATAGCAGAAATTTGATCAATAACTTCTCTTCTAGCAGCATCAGTATTTATATCCCATTCAAGATTTACATTATCAAGATATTCTCTTTTAGGAATTGGCATATCAGAAATGCTCTTAGCAAGTTTACGTTTACTACGACCTTGCATAAGACTACCTATAAGATTACCAGCAGCACCTATTAGATTACCACTTTCATCTGAAATAAATCCACCTAAATCATAACGTTTAGTTTTACCTCCACATCTTCTAAGTATCATAGGAGTCATAAGATAAGGATTAGGATTAATCATCTGTTTAGTTGGATTATCAACTTGAATATTTAAATCACTAAAAGGAGATACTTGAACAGAACCCCCATCAGCTTTCTTAACTTTTCCACCACATCTCATACCAACTTCACTAAGCACAGCATCTTTAATATGAGGAGGTAATCCAGATACAACAGCTTGACGTTTATTCATAGCATCTTGAGCCATAAAATTAGCAATTATATTAGCTCCTATTGTAGCACCACTCATAGCTCCTGCGTTTACAGTAGGTGTAATAGGAGATACAGTTTGAATATCCATTTCAGCAAATTGAGGAGTAGACGCTACAGATTGTAAAGGTGGAATAGCTAAACCTCCATTAGGATATTTACGTCTACCTCCACAAGCAAATATAGAACCTCCAAGAGCAAATTCTTGTTTAGGCTCTGCAACATCACCAGATTCAGCTTTCATAGCTTCTTGTTGATTATAAAGATTATTCAATTCAGCTTGAACTCCATTAATTTCAGCAATAAGTCTATTGTGTTTAGCAGATTGCTTTTTAGTATTACGAGCATTAGTGTTACGATCTATAGCATAAGTACTACGATCTGTAAGTCGTAAAAGACCACCTAGCATTACAGAACTTTTAGCTAACTTATCTTCAAGATAACCTTTATGTAGCATAAGAGGTTTAGCAATATCTGCAAAAGTTCTATCTCCTAACTTAAGAGTATCACTAAATATATAATCAGCATTACTTCCATTGAGTATTGCTTCACCACCTTCCACTTCTGCATTTGCTCCATAAGGAACACCACCTTGTTCATGACTAGGTCCTTCAACTATTGCAGCATTAGATGCAACTTGATTTATAGAACCTCCATCAGCATATCTTTTACGTCTACCTCCACATCTAAAAGCAAATTCATAATTTTCTTTTGTAGGGGTACCAATCATATTATATTGATTACTAACAGTTTGAGTATTACCTGTAGGTATAGGATTATCTCCATAAATATCTATAGGATTTGTATTAATTGTAATATCATTTAAAGCTTGTTGATCAATACGAATATCATCTTGGCCAAGCTCATAATTCTTAGTAATATCTGCTCTAATGGCAGCTTCTCTAGCTTTACGTTTTTTTCTTCGTCCACCAAAGATACCACTAATCAAACCTGAAACACCACCGATAATACCTCCAATTACTCCACCGATTGCAGTTCCAACTCCAGGAACTATACTTCCTGCTGCGGCACCTACAGTAGAACCTATTCCTAAGCCTTTAGCTAAACCGCTTTTAGTTTCAGCTCCTTGAATACCTTTACCTGCACCCCAGCTACTTCCAGTAACACTATTAACATTATCTCTAGCTCCACCTAGATCATAACGTCTACGTCTACCCTTAAGAGATTTAATAGTACCACCATAACGTTTATTTTTTTCTATCCACATATCTAATTCAGGATTATGTTTTCTAAGACCAATAATGCTTTTCATAGCATCAGACATTTTATTAATATCTGAACCAGCATCTCCGGCTTTATATACAGAACTATTATATTTAACAGGATTCTTTTGAAAATACTTTAAAGCTTGAACAGTAGGATCATAAGATTCAACATAGTTCTCAGCATTAGTCATACCATTTATTAAAGCATTAGGAAGTTTACCTTCACTTAACCAATTATTAAGACGTTTACCAAAGTATTCTTCACCTTTACGAGTTAAATTGATATTTCTACCACCAAAGCCATCATCTTCATATTCGAATAACTCTTTAGCATTAGTGTCTTTACCAACTAATTTAGATAAATACGTATTAACTTTAGTAACATTATCAGGATCTATATGATCTAATCCTAATAATTGAGCAGGATTATATGTATCACTTTCATTATATGCTTTAAGATTTTCATTCATCGTTCTAGTTACATCTTCTTTAGAAGTTTCACCTTTACGACCTAGAAAACCTCGTAAATGAGGATTAACACCAAATGTAGATTCAGTATATGCTAGAGCAAGAGCTTTATCAATACTAGAACCTTTAACTTTCTTTGCAGCTCTAATTATATCATGCAAAGGAGTCGTTTTAATACGCATTGGAGAAATAGAATTTCCATGTTGATCTTTAGTAAGTAAAATACTATCATCATCCGAATTATAATATCTATCTCCATTAGCTTCAAATAAAGCTGCACCATATTCAGTTTCAAACATAGCTTGTAATGCTCGTGAAACTAAATGATCAGGATAATCACTATCAGGAATAATAAAATCAGAAGAATTCTTATTTTCACGAGCTATTCTTCTACTTCTATTATCTGCATAATCATCTTCAAAAGCATTTATGTAATCATAGAACTTTCTAGCAAGAGCAAGACGTCTATTTACATATTCTCTATCATTATTATTAGTTTTAGTTTTACTTTTAGGCATACTTAGTATATTAACAGAGTTCCTCTCGCTTCCACAAGCTCTTTCCCTACCGGGGTCTACAGAGTTCCTCTAAGTTCATAATCTAGTATTCTTAGTAACAACAACGTTAATATCATATAATCTAAGTTCAGCTTGTTTGATATTAGAATCTTTACTAGTAATATCAATATTATCTGAATACTTATCTATGATAGCATTGACATCAGTTTCATTAATATCTTCGTTAGTAGTAGTATCAATAAAACGATTTAAGTACACCATTGTTATATACCCGAATTGATTCTGAATCTTGCTGTATTCATACCATGCTTTAGGCTCATATTTCATTCCTAAGAGGCGATCTATTTCAAAAGGTATATTAGATGGGTTAAGAATTTGAAATGCTCTATCGTTGTCTATATGGTCTTCTATGAGATTCCATAAATAGCGTCCAGCTTTATATTTAAGAGTATGGTCATCATACCAAGTTTCATCTAGAATCATTGGAAGAATACCAGTACTTTGAGTATCAGTATTAATCATTAAATAATTAATAGTCTTATCATATAAGAATTTAATCTTATCAGCAGTAAGATGATTCCAATTATGAACAAGTGCGCTATTCCATTCAATATGATTAAATAGTTTACTGACAAGAGGTTCTTCATTATATATAAATTGAGCAATAGATGGCATTATTTTATTATCAAAATATATACACTTATTAGGAGCATTAATCTTATAAATCTTAGTATTATTTGTATCAACAACAAATGTACCTAAACGATTCGACCAAGTAATAATAGGATTATAAGAATGAAAACTAATCCAAAGATTAGTCTTAAGATTATATGAAATCGTATAAGTATTATCTGGATTATTAGAAACAAATATGATACGACTATTATAATCATCAAATATAAAGAAATTACCATTAGTATTTAGAGGATTAATAGCATTTTCTTTAATATATTCTTTAAACCAACCTTGAAGACCTATAGATGAAATATCAGATACATCTGATTCACCTTTAACATGATATATAGTACCTGTAAAGTTATCACAAACGAAATAACCATATCGAGTAATAATAGAAGAAAACTTATTATTACATCCGATCTTACCGGTATTATTAAAGATAATTTCAATAGGAGTTCTTTCAAAAATATCACTAGTACCAATATAAGTCCCATCTTCTTCTTGATTAAGACTATCTTTAACAGATGTTACAAATAGAGTATGTTCCATTTGAATATAAAGAGATTTAGCATCTGATAAAAGATTTATAATAGAACCTTTAGTAATAGGAATATCTTTATAAGAATCAGCTTTAAATTTACGCCAACCAATATCATTCGATTCCATATTATTAACATTAGAACGAATAATTCTAGCAGCAAATGTATCTTTTAGATTATCGGTAGATTTAAATTGAGTAATATCATTGAAACCTTTCCAATTCATTTCAACATCATAAGCACTTCCATCTTCGGTATGCCAAAAGTTATCAATAACATAATCTCTATAACCTAAATCAATAATAGAATCATAATCAAAAGTAGTCGGATATATATCCATAGTATGAGGTGCATATTCCTCACTAAGACCACTTGTGAATTTATTGATAATAGTATTGATATTAAATTTATTAGCTTTACCAGAAAAATTATTATTAGCCGTAGTGCCTTTATATTTAATAATAGAACTATTTACATTTTTACCACTATGAAGTGCAAGAAAATTCATTCTACTTTTAATATAATAAGTAATAATCATACGATGAATATGATAGATATTATTATTATGATGAGTAGCATCTCCAACATTATTGAATTTATTTGAAGGACAAGTGCAACGTTGAGTAACACAGGCTGGAAATGTATCACCAATAAGAATAATTTCATCAGTATTCTCTATAGGATATATACTAGATGCAGCAACTAAAGATAAATTAAATAAATCAGGTACAGGAATTGTATTAACGTCATAATAACGATTTAAATCTACAATACCTCTATTAAATATAGTAAACGTATCAAAGTTATAATATTTTTTATTCTCATTATAAAGAAGAATCCAATTAGAATCATCTTTATTAGATACTTCAATAATAATAGAATTATATTCTTCAGCTGTAAGAGTCTTAACAGTAATTTCACTACTTAAAACTATAGTAGCTTCTTTTTCATCTGTTATAACTTCCCAAGTGCCTTCTGAATTTTGTTTTAAATATTCAGCATTATTATAACCATTAGCGTATATAAGTTTCTCTTTAATAGTAGTTAATTCTTGTCTATAACTATCAGAATCATCATCTTTGGTTATAACAGAAATAACTCTAGTTTGAGTTCTTACATCTCGTTTAATACCATCAATTTCTTCATCAGCTTGTTTATAAACAATATCTGTAAGAGACTCGTTAGGTAAACTAGTTCCACCTTCGCTATCAGTACCTTCTTTAGCTAATCCAAAGATATTTTCTTGAAGCATAGTAGAACCATTAATTAATTTGAAACTACTATCACATCCAGCATTAGATATAGCACTATTATTAATAGGATAAAAATCTGCATTAAGAATTGTAGGATATGGAGCATTATTCGCAATATCTGTAGTTTCTGTATCAAGAATAGAATGAACAAGATCTCCAGATTCCCAAGGGCCTTTGATATGATCTCCCCAATCAGTAAACATATTAAAATCTTTACTGGTCTTAGGCATATCAGTCTTCTTAGTATATTTACTAAGCCTATCAAAAGCACCTAAATATTCACCGGCATTAATTGATTTATCAGGAGTATTAAGATTCTTGCCATTAAGAAGATTTTCTTGAATAAGAGAATTTAATCTAGCTCTATCTCTTGCATTCCATGCTTGATGAATAGCGTCATTTCCCCATTCAGTACCAGAACCACCTTCATAATTATTAAGGCATATTTTAGCTTCTTTATTATACCTAAGACCTTTAATGTAGAATGAAGGTAACACAGTATTAGTAACAAGATATTCAATAGGATATAACCTAAAACGACTTGCGGATCTAAAAGGGTCTTCATAATTATCTCCAATTACATCATTAGTACCTATATCACGAATGGTAAGACATTGAGAAATCCAGTTTGAAATCTCAGGTGTAGATTTAGCATAATAAATAGCATAACTCTTAATACTATTTTTAAATTTAGTAATATTAGTATTAGTATTAAAAACTGAAACAAAAGTATTCATATTAACTTTAGCTCCATACAAATCAAGAGTTTTAGTTTTAGAAGCATTGATTATATGAGCATAAGTTCCACGAGAATTTTTAATAGGAAAACTATTTATATATTTACCTTTATGATCTATAAAAGTGATAAAGAAATAATAAACTTCATCTTCCTTAAAAGAACCACTATTAGATATATCTTTAGATTTAAAGAAATCTCCAACTTTACCACTTCCACTATGAGGAGTAATAGAAGTATTAACAAAATCTTTTACACCACTAAATTCAGCAAACTTAACAAAATCAATTTTAATTTTTTGAAGAAGAAGTTCACCATCAATACTTGTGAAGAAATCAGTAATATCTTTATATTCAGGAGTAATAACATTGCCTCTAAGAAGATAACCATCAAAAGATGTTTGAGCTTCATCTTTAGTATAAGCGGTATTACTTATAATTATATCATCTATAGAAATAGATTTCATCTTAGATATAGTAGTAAAATCAAAAGTACTATTAATAGATGGAATATTAATTTCAAAAGTTTCATAACATTCTTCTGTAGTAGGACTTTTATATACTATAGCTAATTTGTAAGTACCTGCTTTACTAAATTTAAATCTAAATCCCTTTTTAGTTACATCACCTATAGCAATGTTCTCACCATAATCAGGAGCGGCATAATATACAGGAGATAATAGAGAATAATCACTATATGTTCCATCATGTAATTTAATAGATGTTGCAAATTGATAACCTCCAGCTTTAAGACCTCCAGCAATAATATTAACGTCTAATGTGGGAAATACTATATCGGGAATGAGATTAAGAATATATTCAAAGTCTTCTTTAAATGTAATTATAGTAACATTATCTTTAATAATAGGATCTTTAATATATCCTTTATATTTACTTTGAGCTTCTGTAATATATAGAATACGAGTTTCATTATCACTAGATACACCTTCAGTAAATGTTATAAATAAATTAGTTTCATCAATATATGTGAATGTACCACTAATAGGATGATCTATAGTAAAATTAAAGTTACCTTGAAATACAATAGTTTTAATATCATCTTTACCTTTAGTTATTTGATATATATAAACTATTTTATCGGGGGTACCTTTAAAAAACAAAATGACGCCTAACGGAACTTCAATTTTACCAACTAAAGTTCCGTAGACGTCTAAGTCTTTTTTATAAACCTCAAAACCATTCTCGTTAATCAGAGTATTACCATCATCATTATACATTATATTTAATGCAAATGACTTAACACCATTTCTGACTGCACCGGGATTAGCATTAGGATATAAACCATCATTTATATTCATAATTAATTCACATAACGGTTTTTCATGTTTAAGAAGAAGTTCAACATAGATTTACTGCAATCATCCCGTTTATCTTTAGTAAGCCTATTGCAAGCATTTCGAACTTTTATTTTAGCATTATCGTATGCTAATGCTGGATTAATGTAAGGATTACTTTCTTTTAGATTCATAACTGGATGGCGGTAATTACGTTGAAGAATACGCATCATAATGAAGTTCTTTAAAGCATCAATAAGAACATCATTATTAGGTATAAGAGGAACATTGATTTTAAGTATTTCGTCTAGTGTCATTGGCAACCCATGATATAATAGCCCTAACGTGCCTTTTCTGACATTCAGATGCAAATACGATCCGTTAATCGAGTAAGTGTATAAACTCTCTCTAGTGGCTCGTATGAAGTCAAAAACAACGTTTTCTGTCAGATTCCAGCCTATCGGAAATGAAACGGCAAGTGATATATAGTTTCCACTATCATGCTCAAATGGAGCAGGATTAGTAGTAAAATCAGCACGTTTTCCACCAATAGTAACTAAACGAACATTTTTACAACCTTTAGGAAGTTCACAACGATAATCATCAAAATCAATAGTTTCTCCTATGTTAATATAATGTTGCTGAATATTTAAATCAGCAAGAGCTTCACATATCCAAGTAGGAATACGAGTAATGAAATCCATAGAATGAACATCATAATCTTCAATAATCCTATGAATAACAACACTAGAGCTAATCAGATTTTGGTCTAATGTATTCATCTACTTCATTGTTTTTAGTACGTTCACGTTTACTCTTAGCATGAGGATACCTATCCATAATAGTAGGATCATGCTGTCGAATATATTTAAGTTTAGCGTCAAATGCAAGATTATCAGCTTTAATAACTTCCTCTATTGTCTTATACTTAGTAATCTTACTATCAGTATTAATATTAATATGACAATGAGTAGGATGATATTTATAAAATATTTGATTAGGTACAACATCTACACCCATTCTATGACGAATCCATTTACAGAACCAATAATAAGGATTATCAGATTTAACTTTCCAATTCTTACCATAAGGATTAAGAAAGCTCTGAACTTCAATACCAGCAGCAATCATTTCATCTCTAAGACGAAAAGATGCAGCCCAATCAACAGATTCTCTAGCAACAGCACGTTGTACTTGATAAGTACCAAGATATGTACCAAGTGAAACACTACCACCACGTATCAGAGTTTCTATAAGACTCTTATTAAGACTTCGTTGAATCTGATTAAAAATACTATGAGGAATACGACACATCCAATCATAATATCTAATAATCGCAAGTAGTTTAGGAATACGAACTGTACAAAGATAAGCGAATCGATTATAAGTAATACGAAGAGATACTGCTTTAGCTTCGTTACTCCAATCAAGCTTTCTAAGAAGTTTAACTCCTTTTACTTTCTTACCTAGAATCATATTATCAAGTAACTCTTTAGTTATCTTATTAGATTCAAGTAGATTCAGATTAGCATAACAAATATTAGCTAGATTATTACGTCTAACATAAGTATTATGCAAATCTTTACTAAGTTTCTCAATAGTATTATAGCAATACTCTTGATAGTCGTGGTAATAGTGTATAGATTCCATATAGTTTATTCTACTTTATTATGGATTAAACGTTGAGTTCCATTAGGATCATTAGGGGCATAAGTGCTATCACTAATAATCTTAACTTCATGTTCTGTAGGCTTAATACCAAATTCAGTTCTTAGAACCTCATATGTTATTCTTTCTATCATATCTGCTGGAAGTGGAAGTTCAATATCTTGACCATCATCTTCCATATACATAGTAATAACATCTTCAGGATTTTCAGCTACAAACACAATCGTTACAAACTTATAATTTTTAGCATCAATCTCAAAGTTTTTGAGAGTATTTTTGATGATAATTTTAAGTTTACCATTAACGACTTGATAAACTCCCCAAACCCCAGTAGGGGAATAGACTGTGGTCAAGAGAGGAACTATGCTATTACTAGCGTATTTATATGTAATAAAACTACCATCATCATGTTGTGTATATACATGAAGAAATGGTGCATCATTAGGCATACGTAAAGGCGTTGGAACTCGATGCTCAGTAGTAAGAATCATATCTTTAGCACCAATTCCAGCATAGGTATTTTCTAAATCAGTAAGCGGAATACAGATTAAAGGAACATTAAAGCTAACTTTAAGAACCTCATCTACACCATTACGTTCAATACTTTGACGAATAAAAGTAGCAAAGAGCGACTTACATGCACTCTTTGCTCTTTCTTGAATGCTATGATCACCCGGCTTACCTAATATATTAGAAATTTTACTTCCTAGTTGATTAAGTGTTGCCATAGTAATACATTAAACAATTCGCCAAGTTTTATTAGTTGAAATACCTAACTCTTTAGTTTCACCACGAGGGATGAATTTCATATGATTAGTTGAAAGTTCAAGTATAGGAGTATCTGGTCTAGAACCTTTTATAATAGGACGATTCTTAACAGGAATAACTCCATGCCAAGGACCACAATTAACATATTTATTAGTAACTCGGATAACGTTCTTTAGATTTTTTGAACCCCTACCACACCTAGGCGGTAAACTAGTTCTTGCGTAAATAACTGTCATGGTATATTAGTTTTTATGAGTGTCTTCTGTCGCATCTATAACCATAGTCATATTGCGAGAAATACGATTGTGATTTTTCCAAAATATTTGCATCATATCAGTACTAGGTTCGAAATCTTCTTCAAACTCAGCACTTAAAAATCCAATAGGCATATCAGTTTTAAGATCTCTAATGAGAATACTAACAGCAGTATTACAATCTCTCGATTTAAGATCACCAACGTACATACTAGAATGATATTTAGTAAGATTGCTCATACGAAATACATACTTGCTATCTCTATATAAACGTAGAATCGTATAAGGCATTATAGATGTAAGAACATTATTATAACGAACCTTATAAGGATTTGTTATACTAATATCATAATCTTCTGCAATAACAGTAAATTTATCCATGTTAATACCATTACAAAATTTACCACCATTATGAAAGTATGCTACATAAACACCTTTAGCATTTAGAGCATTCCTAACATTAGAAGCTATTTTATCTAATTGCATCCAACATTCAGCTTTAGATGCTAGAATATTAGTTGTAATTTTACGACGTTTTTTAGCAATCCATTCTTTAACGAAGACAACACCTATAGATGAAACGATAACACCAATCAAGTTTAATATAGCAATAAAAATACCACTCATTACACAATTTGTTTTATAATTCATATTTGTGTATTTAGAAAGTTGCTATAAACAAAAAAATCCGACTACTAGCGGAACTAGCAGTCGGATCAGGAATAATTAAAATTGCCTTAATATAAATAACATCTGTGACTAAATGCTATTGTATGAACTTCTTCCAAGGAATATCTTCATCTTTACCTTTAATATCAGCAAGCCATCTTTGGAATGCTATACCTTCATATCCATCGGGATCAGTGAGGAATAAATAAGCATAAATAGCACATTCATGATGCTCAGTAAATAAGCGACCATAGAAATCGGCGTATGCCATATTCATCACGTAGGTAACATCATGCCAGTTAGCATTGTGAATATCATTCATATTATACTTATGCCAAATCTCTTTAACTTCTTCTAAAGTATAATGATGATGAGTGCCATTACGATTTTCCATTTTAGAAACAGCCCATTCACATAAGTCTTTAGTAAAATGTTTACCGTAGAGTTCTTTATATTTTCGACAATCCCTCTTTCTTACATCTTCGTTTTCGTGAAGCATTTCAGTATGCTCATGCGGGTCTTTCATCATGACTTACATTATTTTTAAGAGAGTTATCAATTTCACGTTTAAGGTTCTGAAAAGCCGTAGCTTCAAATTCAAAACCAAAGATATTTACAGAACCTTTTGCAGTAGCTTTAGTTATAGCTGAATCAAGATAACTATTAACTACTTTAGGTATCTGTTCATCTGGAATGAACTTAGATAACTTAGCCAATTGAGGCTTAATAATATAATCAAGTGTAGGCTCAATAATAAAATCTAATTCATTAAGAACATTATAAGTAGATAGATCTAAACCAAAGAAACTACTCATAAATTTACCAATACCTGAAGTAATAGGAATCTTAATTCCACCACCAATAGTTTTAACTATAGGAGTGAGCCATTTACGTACAGCTACTGCAACAAGTTCTGAATTATTCATATTGCTCTAAGATTAAGCGTTAGCGGCAGGAGTTGTAGCATTCGGATCTGGTACAGCAGGACCAGCAGCACGAGCAGCTATTTCAACGACCGGACAAATTTGAGTTGCATCAATCTTCTTGATATAACGAACGTAATTACACTGACCATAATCAAAAATTTGATCATCAGCAGCTTTACGACGTTCAGCTTCAAGAGCGATAGCAGATTTCAAATCACCTCTAACATCTAAGAACTCACGAGCAACCTCTTTCTTGAAACATTCAATATCTTGTTTGTTAAGAGCAGACTCTTTATCCAAACGAGCAAGAGTTTCGAAAGTAATTCTGTCATTAGCTTGTCTAGTTTCACGTTCTTCTTTAACTAAAGCCAAAGCCTCTTTAAAAGTATTGATTCCAACAGAATCAGCATATCTTTCTGACTTTTCTTTAGCTAATTCAGACATTAAACTAGAAACAAATTGACTTTCAGCGAAAGCAGCAGTACCAGCAACTTGATTGTTACCGCAAGCTCCACCAAACCAATTTTTCAAACCCAATCCTGCAAAAGCAGCAAGACCTAGAGAACCTGCAACAGTGTTGTAGTTAATTTGTCCCTTCGGAACTTTAACCCCAGTTTCATTTTCGTTAGTCATAATAATTATTTGTTTTAATGCACCTCGACATTGAGATGCACAACAAATATATTACTATAATCAGTAATGATAAGAATTAGACTTATAACATGAACATTAATATCAATACTTGAATTTTGTATTCAAGGATTCTCTTTTAGCAATTGCCTCATCAATTTTCGCATTAATGGAGGGAACACTAATGTAATTCATAAAAGTAACATAACCTATATGATAAACATCAGCAATTTTATTCTTCCAAATCCAACGATAACTTCTATCATCATTGATATAAGTTTTAGCAATATCCTGAATATCTCTAATTAACAAGAGTTTATTCAAATTGGTATAAGTCACAGGTGTCATACTGGGAAATTTAAATCATTAATAGAACGTTTAGTCGATGATATAAGCGAGCAATGATTTTCCCTTATACGACAAAAAGAAGCACTAAAACGATTAGTAATAGTACTTCATTAGTCCGCGATTATACGCTTTTAGAATCAGCAAAACGCTGAGTAATACGTTTAAATATAGGTTTAAGAATTAAATCATATCCAAACGTAGAAATAAGAAACGAAAGTAATACTGTTTCAAGTGAAGCATCTAATTTAAATACATAAAGAATTGCAGTAAAAATACCAACAATTAAAGTAATAATACTTTTAGCTTTTCTAGAAACTTTAGCTTTAAAAATGTTTTGAATAGTTTGTATAATACCATAAGTAGTTAAACATACAATTGCGATATATACAAGACTAATAGATTGAAATAGCTGTAATAATAATGTATCTTCCATTATATAGCTTCATTAGCATAATATATTATAAAATTCTCTGTAGATGAAGCGCTTACTGTAATAGCAACTTTATCACCATTAGAAATCTCTGGATAACCATTACCTAAATTAAATACTAATTGAGTATGATCAGTTTGATTAATCATACAATTAATATATGGAGATAAAGCTTCACCACTAACCATACCTATTTCTTTAGCTGTAAGATCTTTACTAAAAACCATTCTAAATACAACTGCACCTGTACCTAATCCAGGATAATCCATTTCAATAGTAATGCCAAAAGTTTCAGTCATAGTAATTCTATAACCATTTGCGGCATTGAGTTCTTGAACTTTTCCAGTACTTTTAACACGACAAGGTGGTTTAGTATTACCAATGATAGCAACTTCTTTTAAATAGAAGCCACCGGGAATTTGAGAAACATCTATAGATTTAGTAATCCCCCCTCCTGTAACTTCAACTGCACCAGATCGATTCACTGCATTTGTATTTTCGGCAGCAGTAACTTGAATGCTACCGTCATTTTGTCCACTTATTGGACTAACAGAAATCCAACTAGGTTTAGCCATAATAATTACGTTTAATGATTAACTAGTTTATACAAGAAAAGGTCTAGTAGATACCTTAGTACCCACTAGACCCACAATATTCAAATTAAATACAGATTATGAAATAGTCCAAGCAGTATTGGTAGTAATCGTAATCTGTTTAGTTTCGCCAGCAGCTGCAAAAGTCAAAGACGTCGGAGATACAGATAACGTAGCATCACCAGCAGCTTGAGTTACAGTATATTTCTGCCCATTAACAGTAATATGTCCGGTACGAGTATTAACTGTTGGATTAGCAGCAGCAGTAAACGTAATCTCGAAAGCATAAACATCACTTGCTCCCGGATCACCTTTGATAGCTGCACCAGAGTTATATTTAGCTTCATTTACAATCAATTTACCGGCAGTTAACCAAGCAGAAGCATCTGAATCAACAGCAAACGTAATAGAAGCCAAGTTAGCATTACCTGTAAACTTCTTAGCTTCACCTGTTTTAACGAAAGCTAAAGATTGAGTAGTAACATCCCAAATGTTAGAACCTGACTGTTGTATTGCAACCTCTTCCGTTAAGTCTTCAACTGCTACAGTAATAGATCCTGAACGACCTTCACGTCCTTTATAAACAGGAGCAGTAACATCAACTTGTGAGTTACCAGTACCCTCAACAGCAGATAACGTAATCCAGCTAGGTTTAGCTTTTAAAGAATAAGCTGCACGCATTACAGGAGCACCAACTCCATCAACTAAACCACCAATTTCAACAGCAGTTGCTCTTTCATCTAAAGAAGAATTTGAAACCATAATAATGACAATTTAATTATTTATAAATAGATTTTGAGTTCCGCACGCTTCCACATCACCTTCTCTACTGGGGTTTGCAGAGCGTTGCGGAACTTTTAATAGTTTAAGAAACAGTCCAAGAAACATTAGAAGTTACATTAACAGTTTGAGTACCTCCTGATGCCTCAAATTCAAGACTTGTTTTATCAAGATTCAAATAAGGATCTTGTTCAAATGTAGCGGTATAAGTAGCATCTTTAGTTACAGTGACTGTCCGAGTAGCACTCGTATTATCATCACTCCATTTAACAAAGTGATAACCAGAATTAGCTGTAGCTTTTAGTGTAGCTGACGCATTGTAATTATAAGTACCACCACCACTAACTGTACCACCTGTACCAGCAGTAACTGTCAATTTATACTGTCTAGTAGATGCAGTCCATCTAGCATACCAAGTCTTATTACCAGTACATTTTGTTGAAGTAGTCAACTGAGTACCACCTGTTGAAGCATCAGTATCGAACCAACCTGCAAATGTATAGTTATTAGCAGCAGTAGAAGCTCTACTTGCAGTAGGTAATGTACTAAGTGTAGCATTATAATTTAATGTCTTAGTTGTATCACCTGTACCACCATTTGCGTCAAATGTCCAAGTATAAGAATTAATAGTCCAAACAGCATAATATGTAACATCAGCTGTTACTTTAGTCGTTGTACTAACGTTTACTGTACCTGTCTTAGAAGTAGACCAACCTTCAAAAGTATATCCTGTTCTAGTTGCCGTAGGTAATGTACCTAAAGCATCATTGTAATGGAATGAACTAGAAGACTTACTAGGAGTACCATCGTTTCCATCCCAAGTAACAGTATAATTTTTATAAGTTGGAGTCCATCTAGCATACCAAGTCTTATCAGATGTTACCTTAGTATCAGTAGTTAATTGAGTTCCTCCACTAGATGCAGAAGTATCAAACCAACCTGCGAAAGCATACGTATAAGTATTATCCGCATTTCTAGTACAAGTGGGCAATGTTCCAACAGCGGTATTATATTCTTTAGTTATAGTTGTAGCAGAAGGAGTATTACCACCATTCTTATCAAATGTAAACGTATAACTGTTGATAGACCATCTAGCATACCAAGTTTTAGTTCCAGTAACTTTAGTAGTTGTTGTAGCTTGAGTACCACCACTTGCAGCAGATGTATCAAACCATCCAACAAATGTATAACCTGTACGACTAACAGTAGGCAATGTACCGAGAGCTGTATTGTAAGCTTTTGTTATAGTTGCAGGACTTACAGTTCCACCTCCATTTGCATTGAAAGTATGAGTGTAAGATTTAGTACTTCTAGTAACATAAGCATAATAAGTAACAGTTCCTGTAATTGCAGGAGTTTCTAAAGTTAATTCAGAACCAACTTTAGTTCCACCACCATTAGCAGCAGTATACCATCCAACAAACGTATAAGTAAATTCAGCTGTGTTATCAGGCATAGTCAAAGTACAAGACCCTTTAGAATTGTATGCAACACTTTGACTAGTTCTATTCAAAGTTCCATAAGTTGTTTGATAACTTACAGTATAACTTCGAGTATTGGATGTCCAATGAGCATAAACAGTTGTGTCTTCAGCAGCCATCTTAGTGGCAGCAGTTACTTGAGTCCCTCCTGTTGCAGCAGTGTACCATCCAGCGAATGTATAAGTATATTGTGCATCAGAAGCTCTAGTAGGTGTAGGCAATGTACCATAATCTGAATTATATTCAAGATCTTTAGACGTTGGAGTTACAGTACCACCATTAGGATTAAATGTTAAAGTATAACTATTAATTGACCATTGAGCATAATATGTAATATCTTTAGTTACAACAGTTGTAGTAGAAATTTTAGTTCCACCACTAGAAGCTGTGTACCAACCAAGGAATGTATATCCTGTTCTAGAGCAAGTCGGAAGTGTACCTAAAGCCGTGTTATATTCTTTAGTAATACTAGAAGGGCTTGGAGTACTTCCGCCATTACCATTGAATGTAGCTGTATAAGAACGTTTAGTAGCTGTCCAATGAGCATAATAAGTAACATTTCCAGTTACAGTAGTAGTTGATGATATTTGAGTACCACCACTAGCCGCCGTAAACCAACCTGCAAATGTATAAGAATATTCTGCTGTATCTGCTCTAGTCGGAGTAGGTAATGTACCTAAAGTAGATCCATGAGTTTTAGAAACAGACGCAGGACTTACTGTACCACCGTTAGCATTCCAAGTAACTGTATAAGAATTAATTTCAAATACGGCAGTAATATCTCTATTAGCTTTAACTGTAAATATTTTAGGATTATCAGTTGAAACATACATTTCTCCAGAGTCTATATCATCATAACTCCATTGTTTGAAATGATAACCTGTTGCAGAAGTAGCTGTAATATTGATTTTTGCATTTTCTTGTCCAACAAATGGATTAGGACTTACAGTACCACCACCAGAAGGACTAATCTTAATAGTATTGGATATATTATAAATAGACCACTTAGCAGTTAAAGTAATATTAGCTGTAGGTGCGAATGTATAAGGATTAGTATTTGTAACTTTAGTAGTTCCATTATACCAACCTTCAAATATATATCCAGTTTTTCTAGTAGCAGTTACAGTAGCATTCTTACCATGTTCTACAGTTTGACCAGCAGGACTTACAATTCCCTTAGTTGTATCATCAGATACTGCATTTACAACATAGCTCTTAATTTGATATTTAGCAACGAGTGTTCTATTAGCAGATATTGTAACAGAAACTTGAAGACTAGAAGAAATCAGATTAGAACCTTCATACCAACCTATAAAATTATACCCTGTAGGAGCAGCTTTCGCAGTAATTATTTGCGAAGTATCACGATAATAAGTTCCTGTAGCAACACCAGCATTTGAAGCAGAACCAATAGAACATTCACCAATATTTGTTATTTCAGTTCCTGTACTATTTAGAGTTGTAGAAGAAACTTTTAAAGTAAACTTATCTTGCTCCGTTTGAGTACAATTTACAGTCTTAGTAATACCACTGGCAGTAACAGTAACAATTGTTGTTCTGCTAGCGCCGGGATTCTTACTTGCAGTTAAACCGACAGTTTTATTACCCGTGCCACTCTTAGAAGCAGGAGTAAGCCAAGAAGCAATAGCCATCTTAGTACCCCCCCCTAATTATGAAACCGTCCATTCGACGTTAGAAGTAACATTAACTGTCTGAGTTCCACCAGCAGCTTCAAACTCAAGAGAAGTCTTATCTAAATTTAAATAAGGATCTTGAGTAAATTTAGCTATATAAGTCTTAGTTGCATCAATAGTAACACTAAAGTTTACATCATCTGAAACCTTAACTCCATCTTTCCACCAACCACCAAAACTATAACCTTTTGCTGCTGTAGCATGAATCGTTGCAGTAGTACCATCAACAAATTCTCCAGAATCAGTAGCTAAATTCTTAGCACTTCCGATTCCTACACCACCTTGCGTAGTATCATTAGTATCAGTTCTAACAGTTAATGTGAACTTATCGGGTTCAGGAATAAGATCACAATTTATAGTAACCTTAATATTCTTTTCAACAACAAAGCTATACTCATTTTGACTATTTAATGGAACTTTAATTCCATCAACAAGAACATCTCCAAGAGTATAACCGGCACTTACATTAACTTTAATTTTACAAGTCTCACCATCAGCATAAGTTCCAGCTCCATCCATTGTAGCACTTCCATTAGGAATAGCTTCATATGTAACTTGGAACTCGTTAAGAGCATCAACTTCAAATTGAGCAGTTATAGTTTTATTGCTATCAATTGTAATCTCTCTTGTAACAGAAGTGGGAGCACCCGAATCAGTCCATTTAGAGAAATGATAACCATTATCTGCTAATGCTTCAATTGTGACTTTCGTTCCATCAATAATATCTGTGAATGTATGAGAGCCACTATAATAATCACTCCAACTATTGTTTAATTTAGCTCTACACTTTCCACCTGTTCCAGCAACAACTGTGAGCGTTCTCATTACTATCGCTTCAAATGAAGCAATGTGTACTGCATTTACACCCGATTTAGCTGTGAAGTTTGCAGGATTGTTTGATGTTTTCTCACTACCTGTAATCCACTCTTTAAACGTATAATTACCTTTAACTTGTGCTTCAACAGAGTAAATTGAACCAACATTAACCTTAAAGGATTGTTCAGAACTAGACCAATTAGACCAAGAACCATCTCCTATACGATAGCGAGTTTCATTCGTGTCATCAGTTTGTACTGTAATAGTAACTTCTTCCGGTGGGATTTCAGCAAACGTACATGATAAACTTAAATCATCATGAACTGATTGTGAATATGGATTATCAGTAGAATCAGATCCGTCAATAGTCCATTTAGAAAAAGCAAATCCATTATCGGGAACAGCTAACACCTCTAATACATCTCCATCAGCAATACTAACAGAATGTGATATTTTAGCTTCCGAATAAGACCCATTACCAACTTTATATTTACATTTACCATTTGCATTTGCGGTAATTGTAACATTATGATTCGTTATAGGAGGAACATAAGCTTCTTTAAAATAAGCAGTATATGTTTTACGATCAAGACCTTCTTCTACAATAATGTTATTCTCATTATTTGGAAGAGTAGCACCTGTAGGAGAAATCCAATTTTCAAACTCATATCCGCTATTAGCTTTACCTTCAATAGTAACAATTGTTTTCTCAGCAGCAGTTACTTCATGTTGTGCAGCCCAACTAGACCAAAGACCTTGTATATCTTTGTATCTAACTAAACCATTTGCATTAGCTATAACACTAAACGTGAAATATCTAATGGCTTCAACAAAAGTAACTGTAACAGTAACATCTTGATTAACTACAACACTCCATGTACCATCACCATTATCCGTAATATTACCATCTGATGCAGAAACAGTTCCAACTTTCCAACCTTGAGCAGGAGAAGGAACTATTGTTGCAATCTGACCAACTTGATAAACTCCAGCTCCACTAGCTGTACCTTTACCAGATGGAGTAGTATTTACAGTAACTTTATATGTTTGAGGAGTATTAAGTTCAAAATATGCAGTATAAGTTTCATCTGAATCAACAATAAGATCATATTGAAGATTAGTAGAAACTAGAATACCTTTACTGTTTTTCCAATGAACAAAATGATAACCATCAATAGGAGCAGCTGTTATAGAATGTCTTGTGCCTTTCGGGAAAGTACCTGCGCCAACAACATAACCCGCAGTTGCAGGATAAGCATCTACATTAATATAGAAGTTATTAACAGGAGAACCTTCTTTTTCAAATACGCCTATCAAGTCCATATCTTTCTTGATATTGAAAGTCCAATCAGAACTAATAGACATAATCTCATTAGAATGATACTCTTTCCAACCCATAAAGTGATAACCAGGAGCAGGTTTAGCATAAAGTTTAACTTGACTACCAGCTTCAAATTGAAACCTAAATCCATCAGGACTTTCATCAGGCATAATATGAGAACCAGTACAACCTACAATACCACCTTCTTCCGGAGAAGGAGTTAGACTAACTCTATAATAATTACGTTCGATATGACCTGTCTGTAAGAAATCTTGAAGATCCTTAATATAAGTCCAAGCTCTAATATATGTATCTTGACAACCACAAGTATTATTTCTAACACCACGACTAGGATGCACATAATTAGCTTTAAGACCTATGCAAACTAAAGTATCATCTGTGAGAGATTCACTACCAACAATTAATTCTCTATCAATTGCGATAATATTACCATCTGTAGTCAGATTAATCTCACATCCTTTTTCATCATACATATAGTAACAACCATCAGTACGATGATAAAAGAAACGAACGTTATGCTCACGCTTAGGAAATGTACCCGGAGGAAGAACTTGTTTTAACTTGACAATTTTAATATTACATTCCATGGCATTAAGTTTAAACGAAAATAACTACGTAGAACCGTTAAGCTCCACGTAGTTTACAATAGCAACTTAATCAGTTGCAGTATTTAATGCAATGGCATTATCTCCACTGCCTTTAGCTAAAACCTTAATGGCTTCTAATTTAGCAACAACTGCATCAATAACAGATTCAGTACCAACAACAATTTGGAACTTACGTGGACTATTATTATCAGCAGCTATTTCAGGGAATTGATTAAATTCAGCAGTAGATATAACAAGATATGCAACCTTATCAAGACCTACTTTAGGATCAGCAATACCCCATGCTTCTTGCCACTCTTCATTCGGATTCCAACCCATATTAATCAGAGAATAACGTAAGTCTTCATCACTAAGAGCAACATCAGCTAAGAAACCAGACAACTTAGTATGTTCAATAGTAATAGTTCCATTAACCTTTTGATCAGCTAACAAACCAAATACATTAACAGTAAGTTTCGTAGGTTGTTTAGCCACAACTGTAATATTAACACCTTGGGTATCTTTAACAACTGTAATATCAAACAACTCTTTGTTATAAGCTGTAAGACTCATAGCTTTCTTAATCTTCTCAACAAGACGATCAAGAGTATCAGTTGCATGAATACGAACAGGTATCTGTACAATCTGAGGATTAGGATTAACAGTTAAACCGTGACGATACGGTTCAGAAGAAACAATTTCAATGGCACCACAGAACTCAGCATCTGCATTATATACAATTCCATCCGCAGGTTTAAGAGCGGGATTCGTAATACCTTTAAGAACAACAGTTTCCTTTTGATCAGCTTCAGTATATTTACGAACATTATAAGTGAAATTAAAAGGGTTAATATCAACACCTCTTTGATTCACATACCCGCCACTCTTAGTAGGAATTGCAGACATAATTACAAAAGGCTCAGGTCTAGTTCCAGTAGTTTGGAGTTGAGTACCATAAGCAGTACAAATGCCGATTTGACCATTAGATAATTTAGTATCAATAGTAACATTATCGACAAATGTTTTTCCGTAACTAACAATTCTCATAGTAACGTATTATTTTAAAGAATTACTTTCATTTATAGCAACTTGATAACCGGGATCTTTAAGGATACCAAGAAGTTTTTGTGTTGCAAGATCAATAATCTCAGTTTTAAATGGAAGTTCAGAAACTTCATCTGTTACAATATTAAACCTAGTAGGTTGACGAAGATATGTAATAGCAACATCAGTAATAATGAATTTATCATCCATATCTACGAGTAATCTATTGTTCTCGATTACACATATTGGATGTAGATGCCTATTAGCTCGATTATGATACGTTTGTAACATATCCATGCGTTGTACATCCGAAACTAAATCCATGCCTGCAAATCGGCTCTCTCGTATCTTAGTTATCGTTCCATTAGCAGTTATAACTTCATATCGCCCTGTATAACGCTCGTTGTTGAATTGGTCTAACTTAATCTCATACTTGTCACCAACTACTATTAGCGTTGGTATATCGAAGTAAAATATAAGCGATTTGGGGTAATATGAATTTCTGTAACGTTCGTAGGTCACATTATAACCTTTTCTAAGTAATACAGAAAGCATATAGTTGATATACTCAAATAGACCATCTTTACGATAGATTTTAGCAGGATAATGAAAAGTAATATTATCAGCTCCAATTTGAATATTGAAATCTTCTATATAACCAGGAATAGTTTTAAATAGCTCACTAATATTTATTACATATATTTTAGTAGTAACAGATTCAGTAGTCCTATAACGTTTAAACTTATCGAATATAACACTTGCTGTATAAGAAACGCCATGTAGATAATTAGCAGGTAAATAAGCAAATCCTCTGTTACCCTCATTTGCAAGAAGGTAAAGAGGACTTCTATATGTATCTTTTAAAACCTGTAAATCATCGTAATAGCGTCCGCTTTCTTCAAAGGCTTTAATCTTTTGCGTAAGCAGTACGTCAATAGCTTCATTAAGAGCAATATCAATATACTGCGGACGAATGGATTCTTGTCTATTAGCATTAATCTGCTGAATCTTTTCATTTACAGCGATATGTGCTTCTTTACAACTACTATACATACTGACAGCTTTTTATTAATTTAGAACCGAAGCTTTATAAGCAGTAAAAAGTTGAGCTTTATATTCAACATTCTCAGGAGAGGCTAAGTAAGCCATAACACCTTCAACCGAAGAACCAAGAACAACTTCCGGACGCACAGTATCAAAATAATTATCACCGTCTTTAGTGATAACTTGTGCAGCTAATAGCTTATAGACCTGTGCCATTGCTTCTACATTCTTATTATCAAATAGAGAAATAAACGCATCTGCGTTTGTTTGTGAAAGTTCAGCTATAGCCGTCTGCAAATCTCCATGTTCCATCTTGATAATCGAAAGAGTATCAGCAGGAGCATTACAAATAAGCATATTGCGAATACGTTTGTAAGAAGCCTCATCACCTGTGAACAACTGAGCCAACTTAGTAGCAGTATTAACAACAGTTTTGGTTTTAGCATCTTTCATACGTTTAACATCTTCAATACTATGCAAATAAAAACGAATATTAGTTGATTTCTCAACATCTTCCGGTTTATTAGCAACAGTAGAAGTTAGAAGAGCTAAACGCCAAATGATATAGTCTTGAGGTTTAATCGGAGTCATATACATATACAGATTCTCTTCATGAACCGCAATACCATCACCAAACAGCATAGCATCAAAAATAGCTTTCTCTAATTTATTTGGAGCAATATCTGTATTAATGTTATTTTTCTTAGCCCATTCAAAGATAGCATCACGCTTAATAGGATCATTAAGTGAAAACTCCCAACCAGTTTCCAATTCATAACCCTGAGCAGGAACCTCTACAGTAGAGTTCTTTAAATGCTTAAGAACGAGATCTTGAAAATTAACATTGCGACTATCAGAAGAAGCTCCAATGATAGTAGGAAGAATAGAAGCCATCTCAGCAGTTTTACTAGATAAAGTAAGAACAGCTTTGATACTTGGACCGAAAATTGTATTAAAAGCACCAATACTTTTCTGATTCACTACTTGAAACATAGTAGGATTCAGCTTTAAAGCTAAGGTTATTTTGCGTGAGTATATCATATAGTTTATACTTTAATCAGTTTATACTTTACAATAATCGTAATGTACGCTTATTCAAAAATCATTTCAGCCCAGAAAGAAGTAGTACCATTAAGCATATTAATACCTTGAGAAGACATAACTTCATAAGTAGCAATATCCTCACGTGTACTTAACATCTTATTGTAAGCACCCCATTCTTTAGGAAGAGGAGTAATACCTTGGTAAACACCATATAAATATTCACGACCTTCTTCACAAACAAGTTGGATATTAGGTTCACCTGAAGTATTATCAACAGAGTGATCCAAAAATACCATAGTATATGAAGTAACAGGGAAACCTCCATACATACGACCATTCTTACGATCCATCTCAGCACGAGAACCGCTATCGAACAAGTCAACAACTTTAACTGAAACAGTAGCTCCAGAGTAATGCTTATATTGATTAAAGTAAGCACCATAACTCAAAATACCACCACGACTTTGAATCTCCTCTGCACCAAGTTTATCGAAGTAACCATTACCAATAGCTTCATTCTTGATACATTGTTGGAACATCTTAGAACCACCTTTACCAGTATAAAGAATAATATTCTTATTACTCAAATCAATATCGTTACGAACTTCAAAGATACGAGAAAGAATCATATCAATAAGCTCAATAGTCATGAATGAGTACTCGAAATAATTTCCGAATGCAATAAGAATATCACGAACTCCAGCACCACGAGGAATAGGTTTATTTGAATGCTTTTCTTGGTTATGAATAACACCATTAATATCACGATTGTAAGAAGAGAACCACAAGTCTTCCTCTAACAAACGTCTGCGCATAAACTCGAATTGACGCATTTCATAAGGCATCCAAAGAGTACCTTTAGAACCATCATCATAATCAAGTTCAAACTCAGTAACGATATTAGCGATATTACCAGTAATAATCTTAGAGAAACGATGGAAACCAAATTGGTTAGTCATTTCACTCCAAGATTCAGCAGTACTACGAGAACCAGTTGATAATTCACCGGCAATCGTAGGAGCGCCCATACCCCAATATTTACCTCTTTCAAAATTGCTAAGATCAATAAACTCATCTGGATTACCACCAAGTATGATCATCTCATAGATATAACCACCACTTGCAGTTTGCTCACCATCCGTCTGCATACGTACAAGATGTTTTCCATCAGGAGTAATAGCAGAGTATTGATAAGGAATCCAGTTATCTTGGAACTCAGCTTTAAAAGACATAAACCCTTTACCAGGTGTTTGAGTAGGCGTAATTAAACGCACAATCGGGGAAGTAACAGTTGGTTTCCCCATAATCTTCCATTTATACTGAGTATCACCAGCATTAATAGGTTTCTTACGAGAGATATTCCCTTGTCCTTCTGTAAGAGAAAGAAGAGGAAATTGATTACTGTTCCTACCCCAAAGATAAGTAAGAGATTTATTTAAATCGACAGCACCAAGAACATTAAAGTTCAATAGCATATCAGCATCACTATAAACCTCTTTGGAATACTGTTTTTTTCCAATTTCTCTAAGCATAGTTACGATAATTATTTATTAGAATCAACAATACCACCGGGAACAACAGGACGTCTATTAGGATTAACTTTAGCCGCTCCACCTTGGGTAGATACCTTAACTTTAGGTTTACCACCAGAAGTAATGTTCAAACGACGAACATTCTCTTGTCGTATAGATGCAGCAGCAAGTTGACTAATATCAGCACCAAGTAAATTCCGCAGTGCTACCATAGCGAACGTTTCATTATCAGCAAGCATATCAAAAACATCTTTTTGAGCTTGCGTATAAAGAGAATCTCCAATTTCAACAACAGGAGCAGTAAGGTATTTAACAAGATCCTTACGAGTAAGAATTTGTTCTTTACCATTTACAGTTCTCTTAATACCAGCTGTCGGAATAGCAAGACCTCCGATAGTACCTTTATTAACAATCTTATCGTAAAGAGAATCAGGAACATTAAGTACCTTAGCTTTACCATGATCATCATAAGTAATACCATAAGCTTTATCTAGTTCATCTTGTTCAGCTTTCCATTGCGCTTCTTGACGAGCAGTAGCTTCTTCAATTTCACGTTTCTGATTAGCAGCAAGATAATCAAGACTTTCTTTAGCTGTTTCATTTAAAACTTTATCAGCTTTAGAAAAACGAATAATACGATCAATTTGAGCATCTGATGTACCTTTACGTTTTTCAGCAGAACGAATAATAGCTTCAAGTTGAGCTTCAGATTTATCCTCAATACTCATCGTAGTCCAATCAACATGATTAGCAAAACCTTCGAGTGAACCATAAGTTTGCTTATATAAAGCAGCTTGATGAATATCAGGATTAGCACGAAAGAAATTAGTAATAGCTTCTGATTCAGCTTGATGTCTAGCAATTTCAGCAATATCTGCATCACGTTGGGCAAGACCTTCAACAGTCATTTCATATTGCTTAGGAGTACCATCAGCGTTTACAGGAGTTAAACCGGAAATAGCAGAAATAGCAGAAACATCAATAGTTTCTTCTTGTTGTTCAGCAGCAGCAAACTCATCTAATTGATCTTTAGTATAAACAATTTGTCCATCTTTAACCGCATTACCTTCTGCATCTAATTCATATTCAACATCACCTTCATCAGTTGTTAGAATAATCTTATTAGCATTTTCGGTTTCCTTATTTGCATCTTCATTAGCTTTAGCAGCAGCTTCTTCTTCGGCTTTACGTTTAGCTTCTTCTTCCGCAGCTTTTCGAGCTTCTTCTTCAGCTTTAGCTTTATCCTCTGCTTCTTTAGCAGCTTTAGCAGCTTCTTCGGCAGCTATTTCTTCAGCAGTTTTGGCAGTAATACTATCAGTAACACCACCGGGAACAATAGGATTTGGCATAGTGTTTTCTCTTTTATAAATTAAGTTATAACAATGACAAATGTAGTAATAATAAATGTATTCAAAACATCAATAGAAATATAATCTTCAAAAGCGTCATCACCGGACGTTACAGAACCTTTAAATATTCCAATTAATTTCCATTGATTTTAGGCTCAAATGCAGCCATTATAGAACATCAATTTTTAGCTGATATTGCAATTCATTTCTCTAAAAATCGTGGCTCACGTTAAGCCTTTCGTGGCTTATTCGCATTGATTCGATTCATGCGCTTTTGCTCTTCAAACTTGGCACGCTCTAGATTAGCTCTATCAATATCTAAGTTTAACTTAGTCATTTTAAGATAAGCGTCAAGAGAATTAGCATTACTCTCATCTTCACTAATATAACCATTACCATCTTTATCTACTTGAAGTTTTGCATCATTAACAATAATCTGAGTAAGATTACTATCAGCAGCAATAGCTTCTTTAGAGTCACGATCTAATTGAGCTTGTTCAGCATCAAATCTACGTTGAGCTTCGGCATTAGCAGAACGCATTTGTTCAATCTCCGCATCCCACTTCTTTTGAATCTCTTCACGTTCAAGTTCAAACTTACGTTGAGCATCAGCAGCTTCTTTAATATATTTGCGTAAAGAAGCAACATTATGATTGCAAACAGCTTCAGCAGCTACATCAAAATTACCATTCTGTGCAGCACTAAAAGCAATTTCTTCAAGTTTACGAACTTGTTCATTGAGTTCAGCAGAATTACCAACAAAGATACCAAAATTAGAATTAACAAAATCAGTTCCATTAACTCTAACTTGAATAACTTCGTTAGTATTAGGATCAATATAAGAACCTTCAAAGTCATCAATCCATGCAATCTTGGCAGCATCAAGATTAGCTTCCATATCACGAGAACGAAATGAATCAAATATCTTTAGTGACCATACAGATCCCATCAGAGCTTGATTAAGTCCCATCTCAGTAACAGCTTTACCAGCTCTAGCTTGAATATCTCCTGCACGTTGATCATTCATGTTAGCTAATTCATACGCTTCTTGCTTAATAGATTGTTTAATTTGATTAAGTACAGTTAAGTAATTAATCATAGTTGTATTAGCAATCTCTTTAATAGCTTGAAGTGAAGGTTGTTGCTTAGCTATTTCGCTGTCATCAAAAACTAGAGTACCATCTCGATTAGCTGCATCAAGACGCTCTTCCATAGTCATATCATTAGTATCAGCTAAGAAACTTTCAGGAATCAATAGCCATGAACGGAACTTCATAATAGTACGTTCTTCTACTAATGTATAAAGACGATAAAGAGCAAGATAAGGTAATAAGCGATAAGGAATAGGTTTAGGATTATTAAGAAGCATAAGACGACTTAAACCATTATAAGGTAATTTACAATGATTAAGATTATTAACTTCTTCACGTTGAACTACACATGGTTGAGCTTTAGTATATACTCCCCAATCTTTATCACCAAAACGATACGCTTCCCAGCATTGAAGAACATATGTATATTCAATATCAATATCACCTATAGTAGGATCTAAAACATAATCTTCATCTACCACTTTTTGTTCAATTTCACCATAAGCATTAGTATAACTAAGAATACCACGTTTCATAGGAATCTTAAATACACAATGATGAGCTTTGAGAACCCCGGTAGAGGGCACGGAGTGGTAGGGAGCGGAACTCTGTGTATCAATAGTAGGATTAAAAGCAATCTCACGAGAACGAAGCATCAAAGGAGTAACAGCATATTCGCCAGTACTCTCATGATTATGAATTATATCCTTAATATAAGCAATATCCTTTTTAGAAAGAATCTCTTGATATTCACCAATAATATCATTGATGTTTACCTCAAACTCTCTCATGCCATAATCATCATCTTCAACAAAAAGATTACCACTATCAATACGATAATACTCAAGAGGAGAAATAATTTCAAAGATAACATCATTATATCTTACATCACGATAAGAATATACGCTTTCAGTACAGAACCAATAATAGAATGCTTGAATATATTTCTCATTAGCTTTTATGAGAGAATTAAGTAGATCAAGAGTTCTCTGACCTTTAAGAGCTTCCTCATCAATCCAATCCTTAGCAGCTTCTTTCATAAAATCTTCAGCTGATGGAAGTTCTTTAGAAGGTTCACCTGTTTGAACTCCATTAGCATTCATGATGTTTATAAATTGCTGACGAAGAAGAGAATCAAGTGCAACTCGAAGATCTTTATTACGCTTAGTTACAATATCAATATCAGCATTATAAACTTGATAATTATTATAGGTGTTAATGAACTCTCCTATATATTTCTCTTTAATAGGAGTAATAAAATCAACATCTCTAATCTTACCGGGCAAATCTTCTTTTCTACCATTAACAGAATTATAAGTCGCCATGACATACTTATAAGTAGATTCATCTACAATACCGTTAGCGGCATCAAGAAATGCTTTAATTTCTGCTTTATCATTATTTGAATGAGCAGTAGCAATAACCCAATCGCACATAGCTTTAATCCATTTCGGAGTACGCTTAGTAACTTCTGAAACAAACACATCAGGTTTTTCTAAAGAATTAGGAATCTTAGAAGCATTCATTTAACGACGATTTAAACGATTTGCAATACGTCTGCTATTATCTTCTTTATTACCTTCAATAAGACGCTTAGTATTTAAAGAGTCTGCAAGAAAGACATACATAGCAACAATAGCAGCACTAATATGGTCAAAGTTACCTTCAGCAGTAAATCTCTGACATTCAAGTAACAGACGAACACTACCAATAAACTTTAGTCTACGAATAGGATTCCCCTCATCTGTATAACCTAAAGGTTCATAAATAAACTCCTTTAGCATACGAAGACCATTATACTTTTTATCACCATCACCAATCACAATACCATAATCGTTATTGTTAGGATTAACTAATTTACGACTATTCATGTTAGTTGGATCAAGCATTAGATAACGTCTTAATTTATATTTAATGAAGTTAGATACAGTTTCACCTGTACCAGCTTCGGGACAACATTCAGCATTATATAAAAGACACATACCCATCGTAAGTATATCGTTTTGTTCCATTGTATCCATACGACCTATATATTCGCATACTAAGAGCTTTTGATTCGGATATGGAGTAATTGTATTACTTCGCATCCATACTTGCGCAGAATAAAGAGAATGTTTATCTGTAACGTCTTTTTGTGCTTTATCTACCTTATATGCGTCCACCACTGTAAAGTATAAATCTTTAGGTACTTCTCCATTTACCAAGAAAGGGCGATAGTACATTCTAACGCAACCATGAGTATCATCACGAGAACCATGTGGAACTTGATTAACAAATTCATGGAATTTACCTTTACCAAATATATCTCGTTTAATACATTCGGCTCTAGGTATAAATTCAGCTCTATTTGCACCTCCTAAATCATTTACAACAATCCAACCATCTTGAAAGAATCTAGTTGCATTATCATTAATTAAATCCGAAACATGAAGATTCAACTCCGGAGATGCGAACATATTCTCCGTTGTATTAATGAATGCTTCGGCAGGAGTATTAGCCCGTTGAGCTTTATAAATTATATGAGTTTCACTATCATTATTATGAAAATGATTCTCTTTATCTTGTTTATCCCAAGCATAAGCAGTGAATATAATTGAATTACCACGTTCAACATACGGTTCACAATCCCATACTTGTGGAAAGAAGAAACCACATACTTCATGACGTTTATTAATATCCCATACATTTTCCATGCAAAGCATCTTATTCATCTTAGGATTATAAAATGCTTTACTAAATGCAGCCCAGTTAGCACCTTTAGTACCACCCGTACCATAGACACGTATGGTACCTACAGATATAGCACCAGATTCAGTATTAGATAAAGTAACATCAAGGGCTTTTTGTAAGTTAGGACAATTATGTACAATAGTAAAATCTTCTAAAAGACATAACTGATCACCATCAACTTCAAAACCATAATAATCATCAACACCGATAGATTCAACATCAAATCTGCATTCAAGAGGATTCTTTTGTAAAGCTGTATATTCTTTACATTGCTTACGAGTTATTTTAGTAGGAATCTCCCAAGCGTTACTTAATATCATTATACGATAATAAATAGTACCTTTAATAACTCTTTCAGTAACTGTAGTTTTTAAACCACAACTACGAGCTATATAAACAATACCAGCAGTAATATAAGGATTCTTTTGAGCTATCTCAAAATTACCTTTACGAGAATCAAATGAACCATCCGTATCAATAATACCAGCAAGAAATTCTAAACGAGATTTTCTATCTGTAACAATATAATCTTTAGGTATAAATTTATTATTAAGAACACCTAAACGATTAAGCTCTTGTCTAAACCAATTATTAGTTTCAGTTTCAAGTCTAGTAAATCTATAATCTTTAGCTTTACTATTTTTATTATCTTTAATAGTAATTCTAAGATTATGATCTTCCGCATATTTATAAATAGCTTCAATAACTTCAGGATCTTCATTTGTAATATATGAATCATCTGAAGCACCATCGCCAATCCATAAACCAAATATATAAGGATCAATAAGAACATCTTTATGCTCAAATTCAACGCCAGTCTTTTCAAGAGCATAACATTCTCTCCAACGAGGATGTTCTTGAATCATTTTAATATAATCAGGAGCAGTAACTAACTCTTCTCTAACTATATTACCATAAGCTTTTCGATATATAGTACGAATCGGATGTTTACTATTAACAATATGAGATTCTCCATTTCCGGGAGTAATCTTAAACATTTCATCTCTACCTTGTTTAGTAGCAAGAACTGTTCTAGGTTTACTATCAGGTCCCATAAGGATATCACCAACAACAATATCTTCAACATTCTTAATAGAACCGTCAAACATCACAAATCTAGTACCTTTAGCAAAGCACTTACCTGCTTCCTCAAAGTCAATCTCAATAGCTTTCTTACCTACAGCGGCAGATTCATTCTTACCTATAGCAACACTATAAAGATTAGAAAGCCAACCAAAATTCTTAAGACCTTTCGTGGATACACGATAACCCATAAGAATATCATCAATAGCTTCTGAAATATAACCTCTTTTCCAAAACGTATGTTCTTCAAAATGATCAAGACATTTCTTAGCCATAAATGTAGTAGCACCTTTATCAGTAAGATAAGCTAATTGATCGGCAGCAAGTGTAACAGTAACATTAGGAAATAAGTTTATAGTATTTGCAGCTTGACTACCACGTTTATAAGAGAAACCTTTACGACGAGCTTTAGCTTTAGTAAGATGAAATTTATTATTAGCAATAAACTCATCTATTTTGAAATTCCAATAATCACCATCCCAATAACGAGGAAAACCCATAACAGTTTCAACGTGTTCAGCACCTTCTCTTTTAAGCTTTTCTCTTTCTCTAGCGTTAGGTGTACGTTCAATTCTACCATAATTAAGATAAGTATAATGAGCCCCTGTAATGCGCATAGGCTTAAGCAAAAGATCTCGCTCTTCATCAGTAGTAGCTTTATCGAAAAACTTAGGAATATCTTTATAATAAAGTTTAGCTTTTATAATAACACCTTTTTTACGTCTAGATGTTTCTCTTTGCCAAAATGATTCATAAGCGGGAGTACTAGGATCATAATCGCAATAAGTACCATATTCATCAAAAGTATCAGCAGAACGAGAAAGTCTTTCAATATTAATAACAATGAAGTTAATATTCATAAGAATACCTCCAGAATTACCAAGAAGAAAATCATCATCTGGATCATATAAAGGTTTATTAGTAATATAACTAATACCTTCTGATGCTTTAGGATATTTACTCTTATCTTCACAAAGATAATCTATGAAAGGAATATCCCCACGTTTATATCCCCATTTATTCTCAGGTGCAGCATTAATACCATCACAACTATTTTTCCAGTAATCATGAATAAACATGAAGTTATCAATAGCATCTTGAGAAAATTCATATTTACTATTCATAACCTAATCAATTATATCTATACCGCTACCAACACCATTATCTATTTGATTATTAACATCCATAGAAGCAGCAAGCTCTTTACCTCCACGTACAATAGTTTTTCTAAGTTTAGACTTAATGTAATTATCTTCAGCTTCTTTAAGTTCTGCAATAAGTTTAGGAAGATCTTTACCCATCTTAGTAATCTCACGCATATAATTAAGCATACCTCCAATCTCATCCTTAGTAAAAGAATCTTTCTTTAGGTCATTACGAAGATTTTGATTCATAACTGCCATTAAATCTTTACCAGCTTGAAGAGCATTAACAGTTTCAAAGAACATTTGACCAACATAATTTATATTATGCTCGATAAGCCAATTGATAGCATCAACCATATCTTTAGTAGGTCTAAAGTCAGAATTAAGTTGAGCAACTTCAATAGCATAATCAAAAGCCTTTTGATCTTTTAAACCATTACGATGTATATATCCATCTTCATCAGCATAACAATCAATAAACTTAAATATCTTATACATTAGCTCTCTATCATTATGCCAATCATTATATATAGTAGCAAGAACAGGAACTTTAAGAATCTGTTCAACATTAAGAATAAGTTTAGAACCTTCAACTAACCATACGTGTAATGCCATAACTAATAGTTTTATCTGTTTTATTACGAGCAACAAAAAAGCCCGTACCAACTTAATGATACGGGCAAATATAAGAATTACTTCTTAAATACAAAATATAAGAATGACAAAATAAAATCTTTATAATAACTATTACTTTACCATATACTATTAGTAACCAAATTAATAATTTCAGTTCCTCCCTTCGATATAATAATATCTTCCTCTTGATCATAAGCACCACTATAAGCATCACAGTTAACACTTAATGCTTTATTATCGAAACCTTCATCAGGAGTAACAGTTACAAATGATTTTTTTCATATATCAAGAATATTAATCAGATATAAAAAAGAATTTTATTTGTACCAATGTAACATAAATTCAAACTGGTTATCGTTCGTAGTATTTAAACTCATAGGTATAGGAGAATCCGGATATTGAAGAACTTGCAAAGCAAATTGATGTAAACTTAGATAATCAACGTCATCATTGAAAACGTACTCTTTACAATTATTAGGATGTTGAATAGTTTCTGCAATAGGTACTATATCAGTACCAACAATCTGAACACCATCACCAGAATCAACGGTATCAACTCCCCTCCAAAATACTAATTTATGTTCTTCAAGAGTATAAGCATACGTAATCAAAGCTAAATCTCCCGAAGTATTGTTATCTTTATTCATAAATAAAGCACCAGACAAACACCAATATTCCATAGTAGTATCTGTAAATACAATATTTAAATTGAAATCTTCACCTGCAATACTAATAGATTTACTTGGATAAGCCATAACATTTGCTAAATTATAAACTAGAGGACCTCTATCATTAGAAAAATATAAACACTTAAATTCAGTAATAACATTAGTTTTAGTTAAGTAAGCATTATAGAGATCTATCCTAATATTTTGCATGGAAGCAAACTTACTAGCAACAGAAGTATCTCCATCTACAGATTGTACTCCAACAAAAAAGTTACTTGTATCTGATAAACCATCTCTAGTTACATCATCTATCGAAGCAATATTATTAGCTTGCAACAATATAGTTCTAGTTCCACTAGCCGTAGCATCACTAATGCAAGTACACTCAATAAGATTGTTACCCAATGCAATAACAAAAGTTTTATTTTTATACGAATCACCAGCTTGTTTAATAGCTACAGTTTTTGATACCTCTCCTCCAGATACAGTTAAAATAGTAGATCTTTCATCTCCACTATTTTGTCCACAAACAACATCAAAAGAACCATTATTAGATCCAGAGTCATTTGCAACTTCAACAAAATCTTTATTTATATCTTTAGTTTTACTTATTTATCAATAAAAGTTTCAAATTGTTTCATAAACAAAGCAATTTGAGTAGCATAAGCATCCACTACATATTCAATATCATTAGCATAATCTTCATTAGCTTGAACAAATAAACAATGAACATACTCATGCCAAAAAGTTTGATTTTTAATAGAATCAGGAATAACAACACCTCTATCAGATTCTATAACATAGATTCTACCAAGAACATGATCTGAAAGACCATATTGAATACCTTGAGTAGATTGATAAGATACTTCTTTCATATTATGAACAATATATCTTACATTACCTACATTAATTCTATCAGGATAAGGGGTATTATATTCCCATTCAAAAGTACTATCGTCAAACCAATTCATAAAAAGCCAACTTAAATGAGCATAAGCTATATCATCTAAATGAGCTTGTTTACCATTAGGAAATTCTTTATTAAGATTAAGTTCATTTGTAATAATAATAAAGAATGCTCTAATAGCTTCTCTAAGCATAGCAGTTGAATCTAATGAATCATTAATTTTAACGTTACGTTCATCAAAATCAATTTCAATACGATCAACATTAGCTCTAACGAAAGTATAATCAAAAGGACCAATCTTTAAAACAATTCCATCCACTTTTTCGTTTAATTCAGTAGAATCAAAAGGATTACTAAAAACAGTTCTCATACTAAAATTAATAATACAATGAATATAACATTTAAACCAATAGAACAACTACCAATCTTAGACCAATTAGCAGAACGACGCATATACTTCTTAAGATCTTTAAGCATATCTTTATTATTCTTTTCAAGATCAGCAATAGACTGCTTATAAACGTTCGCTTGGTTTGTAAGAGTATAAAGAGTATGCTTTAAATTATTAATAAGAGTATCTTGTCCAATAACAATATTCTTTAAAGATTTACATAAAGCTGCATCATATTCTCCTTGTTTAAGTAGAATTGCAATCTTACGGTTATCTTCAAGAGTATATGTAATAACAGTATCTTTACAAACTTTCAATTCTCTGCCGTATATATCTAGTGATACTATCATCAGAAATAATATAAACATCAGAGAAGTTTTCAATATCTTTTTCATACTTTATAATAGTTTTATTAGTATTAGCTTTAAGGCTATCTATAATACGTTCTTGCTTTATAGCATATTCCTCCAAAGCAGATATGACCCTATTAAAAGAATCCAGAGTATGATAAGGAATATTATTTGTATATATTCTTTCTTCTTCATTACATTGGATTACATTAGTAACTATTAGCAATAAAAAAAGGAGTGCTATTAACACTCCTCGAAAATTGACTTTCATAATCAATCGAAATCAGATATATTAACCAAAGTGTACGTGAATGAATTTCCATACATAGTAGCGGCTTTCTTAACAAGAGGAATAAACTTATCCTCATAATCACGAACTGATTCAAATACTTGACAACCTGCCGAATAAAGACCAATAGTACTAACTATTTTCCATTTAGAAGCACGATGTATATTAATACCACACATTTCAAAAGTAGGTTCACCGAAAATCTCAATATCACCATCTTTTCTAGTAATACGGAAAATAGGTAAAGGTTTAGCTTGAACTAAAGCATCATAATCACCTTTATGTTTACCTAACTTAAATGCATCTTGAAATTGACCTTCATCAAGAATAGCACAACCTTTAGAATTAATAGGTTTAATCAGATTCATATCAGAAGGATCAGTAGTAATGGAATACCAATCATAAATCCATTTACCATTAAGATTAGGATGAACTTCATTAGCTTTATAGAAAACTAGAAGAAGATCATTAAAATGTTTGGTATCAGTAATATCACATCTAATACCCCAAATATTAAGATTATAGTTACCTTTATCAAAAATAGTATAACCATAAGTCTTAGCGATCTTACGAAGAACATCAATATTCGTTTTAGCTATGATGTCATCATAAGTAATCAAAGCATTTGTAAGTTCACTCATTGTTACTTGATATTATAATTAAACAAATTTGTATTAGCTTTACGTTCTTTATTTAATTGAGCAAGTCTGTAATCACAAATGGCTTTAACTTCTGCTTTAAGATATTTAATATCAACAAAAGTAATAACTTCTTCATGAGGCATATCATCGGGAATCATAGGATTTTCTACAGTTCTGATATGACAAAGCATATTACCAAGACACTTAAATCCCCATTGTTCAATCAAATAATCATACATACTTAATTGAAGAGAATAATGAATACCAGTTGAATCTTGAAGATGATTTATAGGAAACAACATAGTTTCATTAGTGATAATATATTTATCTAAATCAATTGTACCATCTGCTTTCTTTGCCCAATAACCACCTTCAAATCGAATAGGTGCTTTATTAGTTTTCCAATCAAGAATAAAGAACTCATCACCTTTAACAAATAAAATATCAACAAGACCTGAAATCAAATACTCTGGATGATAAACACCAATCTCAGCATAAATCTCAAATCCCATAGACACCATCTCACTTATAAAAGAGTATATTTGAGGGTATCTATCAGCAATACCTACAACTCTAAAATAATCAAGACCAAGTCTACCGTAACTATGAGTTCTTATAATATCATCAATCGTATAAATACGACCATTAATAAAACCATTTGCATTCAAATAGTAGTTATTACATCTTTTAACGCATTGTTCTAGGAAATTATGCTTTTCAGTTCCCTTAGCACAAGCCTTTTCAGTTTCAATTTTCCATTCAGCAAGAATTTGTTTAACAGTCTTACCTCTATATCGAATATATTTAGCGTAATTACGATGCGTAGGAGGAACAGGTCTACTACCAATATTAGCACAAGCTTCAGCAATAGCTTTCCAATCTTTTTGTTCTACAAACTTACCAATAATTGTAGTCGTAGATATATACTCTCTATCAAGAGCATCTGTATATTTATGCTTTTCCTCGTCGAAGAATATCGGCAAGTCTCTGGGTATAATCTGCGTCATAAGCTGCTTTATCAGTAAGTTTAAGAAATCTTTTAGCACGAAGACGTTCATAGAATTTTCTATGACGTTCTTTCATATATTCATGACCAAGTGAAGTCATCTTATTAAAATCAAAACCACACTCAGCATAAATTTGATAAGTTTCAGGATGAATCCAATGACGACCAAAAGAAGGAACGTCTATATCTCTATCTACACGTTGCATTGCAGTAAGAACCGACATCCACTGACTATCAGCAATATCATTAAGAAAACGTTCAAAGTCTTCACGATTACGAACAAACGTAAGAAAATCTCTACACCAAATTTGTTCATCAGTATAACGTTCGATATAATTCTTACCACCTTTAACTTTATAATAGAATCTTGTAGGAGTCTTTCTTTTACTATCTACAATACCAACAATCTTTTCATATAACTTTGTAACTTGTAGAGGATATAAACGCGCACCTTTAGCCATAATAGAATAAACTTAATAAATCACACCACCAATTTGATTTAAATTGATAAGATTACATTCCCAAAACTCAACCTTACCATCTTCACCAATAATCATTTTAGAACGACTATCAAGAACTGGACGTCCATCAACAACTTTAATATTTCCTTCACCACCAAGAACATCAACAAGTTTATTTTCAAGATTAGTAATCTTAGAACTTAAAGCAACACCTTTAGCTCCATAAGACATATCAAGAATAACTTCATGTCCTAAAGAATCAATATCTGAATCTACCGGAAGAGCAATAACATAAATAGATTTAGGAACCTCTCTATCTACTTTCATAACGTCAGTAACTTCAAGAGGTGACATTTTATATTTCATAGCAACAATAGCCCTACCACTAGATACTTGAATATTACAAAGAGAATGTTTAACATCACAAATATCATTAATGTTATAAGCTCCTGCTTGAATCTTAGCAATTTTAAGTTGAATTGAATCCATAGTTTAAATATTTACTTTATTAGATAATTCGGTTTAAGATTTATAACTTGAATATATTCATAAGCATATCCATTCATATATATTGTAGTAGTATAAACAACTTGGGAATTACTAGGAGTAACTGTAATCATAATTTTAAATTTAAAAGAACCTCGTTAATCAGAAGTGGTTTTGGTTGCACGAAGTGTTACGAGAATGATCTTAACAGAGAGGACTTCTTCATAACGAGGTTCATACATGGCAAAAATTTATCCAAACTATTCACCAATAAATGCTTTCGTAAAAGCGGGATTACCCGTAATAGCAGCGATGTCTTCAGTTACAGCTTTACTTAGTAACCCCGCTTGAATATGAACAAAACTCGGATGAGCAAATGTATGAAATAATTTGATAATACAAGCGGTTGTTTGAATATATTTTTCTGAAACTAATATTTTTCTGTTTTAGCAATAGTATTCATTAGAAATACCATTTGAAATACCGTCTTCACCTTGCCGCCATCCTATGCACTCGTCACGAGATTCTGCAAAAACAATGCACACAATCAGCAAGAGCATCTTCAATACCTCTTTGTTTATACGTGCGTACACGTACGTGCGCTATGCGGAGCTTTGCAATATATACAAGAATTAATAAAGAAATAAATAAGAATAATAAAAGGAACATCTTCACCTACTCAATTTCTCGGAGCGTAATATGTATTTAATTATCCTCAAATAAACCTCATAATAACCTCTCTTACACTCCTACTCACTTCCCTCTAATATACCCCCTATAGTCCCCCTTTCTTTCTCCCTTCTCTCTTCCTCTCTTTCTCCCCTTCTTCTCTCCTTTTCAAGTAACATAAGAGTTACTTAAAGTAACATTATATATATTTGTATCTCTATTATCTCTTTCTTTAGTAAGTACATTACACTTAGAGTTTCTCTAAGTATATATAGTAATAATAAGAATAACATTAAGTAAACTTAGAGTATATATAATAGCTCCGGCTCGACCGTCTGCAAGATTCATCGAAATATCAATAATATCTTTAGTAATATTAATAACATAATTATTAACATCTGCAATAATAACATTAATATGCGGAGCTTTGTAGATTCCCATATAAGGAACTATGTGGAGCTTTGCAGACCCCGGTAGGGAAGAAGGACTGGTAGCGCGCGGAGCATCTGTGGCAGCAATAACTTTAATTATATCATTAGAAGTATTAGTAAGATATTTTGAAGTATCATTAGTAGTATCTATAATATTCGCAGAGGATTGCATAATATCTTTATCATTAGAATTAGCACTAGCATCAACAAAATTCCTCTCGTGACCACAGCTATCTCTCTACTGGGGATTACAAAGCTCTACAGAGTTATTATAAGTTCCATGAGTAATATGTGTATTTTTTGCAGCAGATATTATTTTAGTAATAATAGAAGATTTGATTTAAGTTTACTTTAAGTTTACTTATAATATAAGCAATAATATATGCAATAGTATATTCAGTATAACTTAGAGTAATATCAGTATTAGCAATAGCGTCTTTATAGTTCACTTTAGATTTTTGGCAGTTTATAAAGCAAAATGTCTTATTGATACTGCTAGTGATACAGATGGTTATTCTAATTATTCTAGAGTTAATTTTAATTATACTTTATATACTTAGAGTATTTCTATTACAACAATGGCAACAAAATTTATTAGAGTTACAAAGGGCAATTCTTAAGAGTTTACTTATAGACTTACTAGAGGTTTTATTAGAAGCTTTATTTAAGTCTTTTCTAAGACTCTTAATGTTTTGGTTATAAATGGTTTTGATATTTATTATCTTATTGTTATTTCTATTTGAATTGCTATTTATTTTTATATAGGTATTTTTGCTTCTTTTACTCATGTATAAATTTCGGTATGAGAGGGTCTGATGTGGATGTTATTCTTATTGGTTCTTTTATTGCAGTTATTATTGAGTTTGCTTATATTATAGGTTTTAAGAATATGGGTTTTATTTCTATTAAGTCTTCTATTGCTATTATGGATGGGTTTGTTCATAGTAGGAATTTGGTGTGAGTGCTTGAGTTAGGGGACCTCCTTATACGACAGCACACCCTTCTAATGCTTGGGGGAATAGCCCCGTCGATGATTCATGAGGAATGATTTTCCGAATTGGAACTGCAATTTTCCATAGAGATGTTGCAGTTACAATTTCTATTTCTCAGCGACAATCACCGTTAAAAGGCATAGAATTAATTCAATTAATAATAATTAGAACCTCGCAATGTAAAGGTAATTGCTATTTGTGTTATGAATACTTTAATTAATGCACCGGAAACTAAGAAGTTGAATGCAGTTGTATTGAATAGTATTAGTGTTCTTAAAGCTACTGATGATTCTTCAGAACGTTATCTAGTAGATTGTAATGATCTTCAAGGTAATATTGTTGAAAGATTATTTATTGGTAAGAAGCTATTTGATAGAATTGATTCACTTGTTGGTAAAGTAGTTGATATTGTCTATAAAGAGTGTATTGCTGGTGTTACTCAGTGGATTGATGAAGATGATATTAATGAAGAAGTTCAGTTTCATACTGTAGATCATAAGCAAGTAGTTGATATTGTTAAAACTAATGATATTAATCTATTGATTGCTTGTAGTAAAGCTGGTATGAAAGATATGTATAATGATTTAAAAGTGTTGAATCAATGAGAATTACTAGAGTTATCATGAAGTGCATCATTATATTAATGGTGCTCTTCTTATTATCATTAGGTGAATCTCTTAGTGAATGGATTGCATCTAATATTAATGGAGATTTATTTATTGGTTGCATTTGTGGAGCTATTATTGCTATTATTATTATGTCTATTGTTAAACCTAATAAACTTTGAATTGATAAGAGTAGTCTTAGTGCTACTCTTATTTTTTTTATACTCTACAAACTCCGTCTAATCAACACGACTAACACCCTTATTGTACTTGGCGGGCATGGTGCTTGTCTTAATAATTCTAAAACTTAACATTATGGCAAACGAATTAAAAACTCCGATTAGACATTCAGTTATTGGTGAAATCATTTCTGTTAAAGATATTAACAAAGATGACTATAAAGAAGGTAAATTCAAACATGATTGTAAGATTGTTCGTGTTGATCCTTTGAATGGTAGTCCTCTTGTTGATGTTTATATCACAAATGACCAGTATAATCAATATGGTTTAGCCCCTATTGTATTCGAAGGCAATGTTGTTAATTTCACTATTGACGAGAATATTGCTGGTGAAACCGGTTATATTGACCCAGATACTGAAGAGTGGACATATCATGAAAAGAGCTTCAACAGTTTTGCTGGTGCTGACAACGTTGGTTCTTTAGGTCTTATTGGTGTATTTGGTAAACTTGGTGTTGGTGCTGATATGGTATCTACGTTTATCAAGAGTATCGAAACTGCACGTTCTCAACGCAAAGCTGCTGTTAAACCTAAAATTACTACCGAAGATGTGGCAACTGAGCAAACAGAAGATGCTGCTTAATTGATTCGTAATAGTGCTGAGTATTCTCACTTGGCACTATTTACCCTTTTTATTGTCTAATCAACCGACTAATAAACATGAATGTGCTTAATGTAATTTATAAAGATACAACTGTTAATATTAATCATTCTACTATTAACATTTATGAAGATTATATTCAAATCTTTTTCGTTAGAACTCAAGATAACGATTGCAAATTCTTTTGTCAATGGCTTGATGCTAATAGAATTGATTATGAAAAGAAAGAAAGAGATTCTTACACAATTATTAAAGTTGATGCAAGTGTATTCAATTTTAATATTGCTATCAAATCTCCTATTAAATCTTCAGAAGTATACAATAATTTCTATAAAGCCATATATGAACATGAACGTGATATAACTAATGCTGAAGCTATTATTGCTAAATATGAAGAGTATGCTACTGATAAGGCTAATGAAATTAACGCTATTAGTTCTCGGGAACATTCTGACGAATATCACAAATCTCTCGATAATACTCTACTAGAAATACTTGAATATACACGTTGTAAATATCTAGAAATCGTTGCTTTAACTAAAGAACATCTTGATGTTTCACGTGGAACATTGCCTGTTGTTGATGAACTTAAAGTAGCTTATCACGTGTCAGAATTGTTCAGCAAAGATGACTACAGAAAGCTGATATATATTCAAGAATATCTAAATAACAAATCGAAATTACCTAAGCAAGAAGAGCAGTATTTGGAGATATTGTGGAACTTAGATGACTATGAATATCCAGAAGTAGTTAAAGAAGTAGAAGCAATAGGACGAGAAAAATTCAATGAGTATTACGATAAAGCGTTGAAATTTGTGGAAAAGGATGAGGATTTGAAAGAGAATATAGAAGAGAAATTGAATAAGTTTTATCAATAGTGTTGAATAAAATTTACAATAGTGTTGAAAGGAATACTACATTAGTATAGCAGATGGGGTGATTAGTGTTGAAAGGAATACTACATTAGTGTTGAAAATAGTTGACAGAATTGTGGCAGCATCATCACTAGCATTAGCAGAAACGTCTTCAAAATGACCTTCAGAAAGCGCAATGCGACAACAAAATTCTTCAAATTAAAATCAAAATGCCTAAAGTCGAGAACCTACAGCAATAAAAAGTCTTAAAAAAGAAATAGAAAGCCTCTAAATTTGCGTAAGTAAAAGCCTTAGAATTAACTCTAGTATACTTAGAATTAATTCAAAATTTAATGAATTTATTATCGCCATTCGTATAAAATTTAGAATATATCGTAGAAAGTATGCAATAAAAACTATAGTAAAAGCTTTTGAATTATTGTAAATATTCTGCATAATTTCAACATAATCAAATCAAGCAATTGCAAACTAAGAACACTTATTAGCAAAATGATTTAAAATATTATCTAAATTTACAATAATAGAATCATTGAATTAGCATTAGAATTAACTCTAGTATATCTAGAATCAATGCAAAATATCGTATATCTATTAACATCATATCTATGTAAATTAGAGTATGGAGTATAGAGTATGCAGTAATAAGAATACTTAGAGTATTTGTAATTTCATTTGAAATTTCGCAAAATATCCTAAACATATTCTCATAACTTTAAGCATTATTACCATTAACCTCAAAACAAACATCAAATGAGAAATTAATACAATTAGCAACAATGAATATACCTCTAATACTATTTGAATTCAAACTTCATAATTACTTAGGTCTTCATAACACACTATATACGAATAAGAATAGATATTAGAGGTATTAATAGCATACGTACTATCTTTACGTATTTAGATTCATATAATATTTCAAAATTTAAGTGACATGAATTAGCATTAGTTATCATAGAATTTCTAATGCTATTATTTTTAATTGTAAATTTAGCATCTATGATAGTATATATTAAAGACAGAATATCAGAAGAAGTTATATTTAAAACTAACGAAGTATCTGTAGTATATGGAAACGAATTAATATTTAAAAGACAGAAAGCATCTAAGATATTAGCTGATGCTTTAAGTAATTCGATATTATTCTTAGTACATAGAGAAGCATCACATTTCATATCATACACAGCAGAAATAGATCATTCTATTGTAACATTAACTAAAAACTTAATTGCAGTAGTATTTGATTTAGATAATGCTGAGTATAATAAGAAATACTTAGAATATATGTATATTTGTAATAAATTCATCAATGAGATCAAGAACACTTCGAATAGTAGTCTATGATAGAGAAAGAGAATGGTTAGTTCCAAAAACTACATTCATATCATGGGTAAATGGACAATTAGTGATTCAATCAGCAACATCTAAAACAAGAGCTGAAATACAAGAATTCTTACGTGAAAATAATATACGTGTAGTAGAACTTGTAGATTCAAAAGAATTAATAATTGATCCATTAGAACTTGAAGAACTATCAATATCTGAAGCAAATATATCAACATCAGACTTATTGAATAGTATTCATGATGAAGAGTTTTAACTTAAAGATTATTGTTTATGACTTTAAGAATAACTGTAGAATGTGCAACGTATAACGTAACAATAAATATCATATGTTCACAAGATGTAGAAGTATCACAATCAGACACAGATATTACAATTCTAGCAAGATCAGTGAAAGTAAGGGAGAAGATAATATCTTTTTTCAAGTTTACACGTATAGCAGTAAAAGAGAGTCCTATATTGCATAAACTTGTAATACCAAAAGAACCAAAGAAAGTATTTGTAAAATTAATATGAGTTTAGATGAGCTTTGCAGTCCCCGGTAGGAGGATAGGACTGGTCAAGAGCGGAATCTAGTTTATGCATTAGTTTCACCATTAGAAATAGCATTATTACATTCATGAGAAAGACACTCGTAACTCAAAGAGAAATTAAACGTCATATTAGACGTAGAGCTGCATTAGAAAAGATATTTTATATTATATCTTTCTTTGTAGCACCATTTGTATTTTATATTGCTGCAAGACATAAATATTTGTTTAATGATGTAGATGATGAAGATTTGCAGTTATATTTAGATGCAGAACGAAGATATGCTATTGTAACTATAATCTGGTTACTATCAATAATAGTAATACTCTTATTAATTGTAGTTGTAAAGATTTGACCGCCATATATTAAGAATTGAGCCTTTGTCTATCGGGGATGAACTCTAACTCATCTCCGATAATTCAAGGTCTATATGAGCCAATGCAAACGTTTTAAATGGCATTTGCTAGGCTTATTCTAGTATAGATGGAATCAAGTAAATAAAAAGTAAACGTAAAATTCAATGTTAGTAGTAGTAAGTGCAATAGAAAAAGATAGCATAGATTCAGCTAAATGTGTATGCTTATCTGATGTAGCAGTTATAACTGAAGATTCAGGTATTATAATATTGGCTTTTAGTACTTCAACAGCATTAATGACAGCACTTGACACAGTATATGACGCTGATATTACTCCTAAATCAGTAACATATTATAATATATCGTTTAAAAAAGAAAATATAATAGCAGTATTAGTTTAAATTATGACTAAAGATTCGTTATGTTGTAAAGTATATCTCTCACGTATAGAAGAAACAAATGAGATATTTCAAATAGAAATAAGATGTAGTAATGAATTACATTATATATTCATGGCTTCATTATTAAATGTATTGAAGATACCACATACAACACATTTTCCTACATTCTCTTATTTCTTAAATCCATCAGTACCAATATTAAAACAATTAGATGTATGGAATATTCAAAAGAGTTCTTAAAAGAGTTTAAAGTTGATACAGGGCAAACGTATATTGTTGTACCTGTAGATGGAAAATTACATGAAGTGCCATTAAGCAGAAAAAATACAAACAAAAAATATTTTGCAATGGTTCGAGCAGAAGAATCACCTATAAGAGAATTTCAATGTTCTGCAATAGAATGTGATTTTAAACATTTAGATGAGTGTATAGGTTGTCGTTGTTTGCCGGGAGGACGCAAAGACAATAAAGCAGTAGTATTTAAAATAGAATATATATATCAAAAATCATGATTCATTTTGTTTTAATTTTATTTGGATTAGGAACATTAGTTGCAGTAGGAGCAACAATATGGCATTTATTAGTAACATTCATAAATAATCTACATGATACCGATAATTTAGTATTTATAATGATAAGTTTTACAATAGCTGTATTACTTATGTTATTTATGGCAGTATTTGCATTTATATTTGAGTCTTTATGTGTATCATTTGGAGCAATACAAGATTTAGCTACATCTGTATTAGCATAAACATAACTGATTGAATGTTAGGTTAAATCAAATTTAATGCTTATCTTTGTACCCTCAATATTGTTAGTATTACTAACGTAGTTATTAATCATTTTGAAAATCATTCTTATATTATGGCGAAAAAAGAAAATCTAAAGGAATTTGTTATTCAACAAAGTGATATTGATAAAGCTCTTAAATATCACTTGGCTAAAGCTATTAGTCATAGTAATCCTACAAGTAAGGATCATTCTGACTTAGCTAATCATCTTAATCGTGAGGAATTTTACAGTTATGTTATTGAAACTGTAAAACGTAGAGTACGTCCTTATGATGGATTTAGAAAGATTCTTGAACCTGTTATAGACAGCCTGTTTTGTGATAAACCTTTTATTTCTATTAAAATGGTAGATGTTGAAGGCGGTATTACTTATAGAACTGCAAACTGTAATGGTCTTAAATAAATGAGTGGTGAATGTAATAATTGCGAAACTAGGCAACGTTTAGGTAGAGATCCCCGTTGTCTAGTTTGTATTTACTTCAATGCTGCAATATTTAATACAGGTGTTCCAAATACTATAGTTGAGCATCAAGAAACTAAAGTAGAAAAAGCTATTAATGATGCTAAAGAACTCAGACATAAACTTAAAATTAATAATAAACCTACTGAAGTTAAAGATGTTAAGAAGGTAATTGATTCTATTAATTATAGTAAGTCTTTTACTCAAATCTGTAAAGATAAATCTAAACATTGGAAAGAACTTGGATTAGATATTGAAGAAGTGTTTGCAATTAAAGAGGATACTATAAATGATATTGATAATGCTGAAGAAGTTAAAGATTGGTATTATTTTATATTCCCTAGTGCAAATAAACTTAGAGGTAAATATGTTCGCATTTATGGAACTAAAATATCAACGAGAAGTACTATTGAAAGAAAGTGTCCTGATTTAGATTATATACAATATGATTCTAAAGAATGGATAACTCCTGCAAAATATACTAATCGTAAACCTTGTGATTGTTATACAGAATGGATGCTATAGATGCTCTTAAACATATTCAACAGATGGTTCTTGCCGATAGAACTAAACAAGGTTGTAAAACTATTATTTGTCCTAAATGTTTTAAGCATACATATACTGTATCTCCTGATGATAGAGTTAAAGTTTGTGTTGATTGTGGTTATTATGAATTAACTAAGAACGGTAAAACTGAGATATTTGAAGGAGAAGGTGTATTTGCTTTAAATCATAAGGATAATGGTGGTATATTTCCTATTGAAAAAGGGAATTTTGAAGCTTGTCTTAAAGATATACTTATGGTTATCTCTGAAAAACTTCATACAAATCTTGATAATGTTGATGATTGTGTTCTGCATTCTGTTAAAAATGGAAAGGTTGTTACTATTGATTTTAAAGGTATGTTATAAACTCTACAAAGCTCCGCACGCGACCAGTCCTATTTCCCTACTGGGGTTTGCTTAGTTCCACAATGTGTAGCTTATAATACTAAAACTAATACTATGATGGATATTGATTTTAATATTGGCGATAGAGTTATTACTTCTAGAGGAATCTATGGTACTGTAATTTCTATTGATAGAAATGCAAATACATCTCAAGTAAATATTGGTAATAAAACTGTCACACTGTATAATAATCAATTATGGTCTATTAAAAATAGAATTTTTGTTGTTTGTTATTATACAGATGGTTATGAAAATTATAATAAGCTAATTACTTTACCTAAACAATTTAAATTATATGACTTTACTAAGCCGTTAGATAATGAATTGTTAGATTATTGTAAAAAGGCTATTACTAAAAGTGTTAAAGGTATTTTTACTATTACTAAAATTGAAATTTAAATATATGAAAGCAAATCTTACTTATTCTATTATTTCTGCTGAATTAAAGCAAGGAATGTATTTGTTAGTCAATGATCATCTTGGTTATATTAGTAGAATGAATGCTGAAAAAGCTATTATTTCATTCTATTATGAAGACGGTAAAGTTATTAAACTTGGTAAACAAGAAATGACTCGTGAAGATGCTATATCTACTTATAGTACATCTGTAATTAAATTGATCGCTATTGTTGAAGGTAATCCTGTTTCTATAAATCATCAAAATTATAAGAAAATATTCTCACCTATGCTTACATTTGAGAAAGGTGCAGATGAATCTTATATTTCTCAATTCATTAAAACTAAAGAATGGGCTAATCCTATTTATGGTGATATTTCTCCTGTTTATTCTATGTTGAAAGTGGGAGATATTGTAAATATTATAAGTTTACCTATTGTAGATGCTTATAGTCTTTATGATCCTATGAAACGTCTTGTTAGAGTTAAATCTAAAAAAGGTAATTCTAAATATATTGTTGTTCGTATGGATAATGAATGTGAAGATGATTTTGAAATTACAGTAAATCGTACTGATGTTGTTTTAGGTGATAAAGATAAATATGATTTATTCAATATGAATTTTGATGCATTAAAGAATCTAGTTGCAAGTGGCGAAGCTAAAACTGTTGAAGCTAAAGGTAGAACTCAAAAAGAACCTAATCCTAATGGTAATGCTTTTTATCGTATTCATAAAAGTAAATGGCATGCTACTTATGATAGACTTCCAGGAAATGATTATTATCAATGGCTTGCTGTTCGTGATGCTAATGATTCAGAAAATGAAGCAAGACTTGTTGTTCCTATTTCAGTTCCTCTCACAAATATTCCTAAACATCAATTTAGTGGATATGATAATGAATATTGGATTCCGGGTACTATTCGTGAAATGGATAAAGCTAAAGCTGATGGTAAGAATTTTGTTCCATTTAGAGAAGGTCTTCCTATTTTTGGTAAACTTACTGAAACTGTTATTGATGGTAAGACGTTTACTTATTTCCTTCTTGATAATGTTAAACAAGAATCTATTAATCATTACATCTATAAGCATCGGGACATTACCGAGGAACGTCGGAGTGAATTAACCATTAACAAGCTCCCTACGCTTTAATAAAACGTCATAGAAGCATTTTTGTATTAAAGTGGATTAATAGGTTCACTTTAATACAAAGTGCCTATATAAGCCTAAAATGAACTAAAATGAGGATAGTTAAAATCGAGAAATGTGTATATGAATATTCTGAACTTCAGGCTCATGCTAAAGATGTAGTTAGAAATTATGTTCTTAGTGTTGTACATGATTCAGATACTTTTTCCAAAGCTATTAAAGAATCTATTGAATCTTTAGGTTTTAAAGATGTTGAACTTTATTATAGTCTTGGAAATTGTCAAGGTGATGGTTTATGTTTTACAGGTTCTATTAATTGGATTGATTTTAATAGAATTGCTGAAATTCGAAATAAAATTGATCAACTAAATGCTTCATTTGTTATTTCTTGTAATGATTGTCTAGATAATATTAAATTTACTAGATTAAGCTATATGTATTGCCATAGTCGTACTGTTTCAGTTGATATAGATAATACAAATTGGATGGATGTTCAAGAGTATATTGTTCTTAAAGATATTATTCTTAATTGGTATAATTCTCTTTGTAATCGTTATGAAAAAGAAGGTTATAAATGGTTTGAAGAGATTAATGAACAAGACGTTATTGATTATTGTGATTCTAATGCCTTAGAGTTCTTTGATGATGGAACAATCTTTGTTGAATCTGCTTAAACCTTATGAAGATATTAGTATTGCTTTTCAAAGGTATCTTCTCCAAGTCACTAACGGTCATGGTAATTTTGTTGAATTTGCTACTACCTTGTCTTGGAGAATGCAATTGGGAATGGTATTGGAGTTCCTTGATGTTGTTTATAATATCACAGTGTCTATATTTCCCAACGGAGGGGCAGTTATTAAAGTTATCAACGATAGACAATATATTGCTGATTATTTTATTACTTCCGACCCTCAGCATCCGCTTGTTCGTTATTATAACACCATTGATATTGCTTTTAAATATATTTTAAAACCATTTTGATTATGCAAAAAGTAGAAATTAAACTTATTGGTTCTGAAATTAATGGTGATATTTATATTACTAAGAAAGGTACATATCTTTGTGATGTAAGTTTTGATCATGATAATCCTTATCTTTATACTATGACACGTAATGATTTTGACGGAGAACCAAATATTCCTGTTAGAGATGACATTGATTTTGTAATTGTTGATAAGTTTAGTGATGAATGAATTTAATAAAGCCGCTTTACTTAATAGTGCTAAACGAATTAATGTTTCATATTTTAAAGAACAGCAAGAAGATGCTATTAATGCTATTTGGCAATGGTGGCAATCTTCAAGTATAACTTTTACTCTTAGTGGTTATGCTGGTACAGGTAAAACTTTTATTATGCGTCATCTTGTACGTTATCTTATTACAGAAAAAGTTTGTGTAACTGCACCCACACATAAAGCTCTTCGAGTATTAGAAAATAGTTCTGGTCGTAAAGGTATGACTATTCAATCTCTTTGTGGTCTTAGACCTGAAGTTGATGTGGAAGATTACGATATTGAAAATCCTTCTTTTAAAGTTATAGGTGAACAGAAAATGCGTAGTTATAAACTTATTGTTATAGATGAATGTTCTATGATTAATCCAGGTTTATTTACATTACTTGTAAAGACGGCAATTCAATGTCGATGTAAGCTACTCTTCTTAGGGGACGAGCTACAGATACCATTCGTAGTAAAGAAGACGCATGGTGATACTGATACTATGCATAATCGTATTAGTCCCACTTTTACTCATACAGATCATCAATTTCGTTTAACACAAATTGTTCGTCAAGAAGTTGGTAATCCTCTTCTTGAATTGTTTGGTATCATTCGTTCTGATTTAATTAATGGTACTCAAAATTTTTATCAGTATATTATTAATCATCGTGAAGAAGTCAATGCTGCTGGTGAAGGTTTTACTATTCTAAATAAATTTGATTTTCGTAATAAAGTTATTGAAATGTTTAGTTCTGATAATTTTAGTCGAAATTTAAATTATGTTAGACTTATTGCTTTTACTAATGATTGTATTGGATTTTGGAATACTTTTATTCGTGATGGTGTTCTAAATAATCCTCAAGGTATGATAACAAAAGATGATATGTTTACTGCATATCGTACTGTATTTGACGAATATAAATCTCCTATTATTATTAATAGTGAAGATTATGTAGTTAATGATGTACGATATTATGTATCAGATAATGGTCTTGCTTGTTATTGTATTACACTTAGATCTGCATTTGATGGTAAAGTTACCCCTATGTTTAAAATTATAGATTTCTGGGATTCTGCTAACATGGATAACTTTGGTGCTATGCTTAATGCTATTCATTATAAAGCTCTTACAGGTACTGAAAGAAGTCGTTGGTTTAGATATTTTAGATTTAAAGATATTCATCTTACTATGACCGATTTTAGACTTAATGCTGCAAATAAGAATAGACTTGTTGCTAAAGATATAGATTATGGATATGGTATAACTGCACACAAGAGTTAGTAACTTGGCTCTTGTAAAACTCCTCTAATTGCTGGAACATCGTGAAGATGATAATGCTACAGCTGAATGTGAAAACATAACTGCGAATGCTTGAAAAATTATCATTATATGACAATCAGCAGCTAAGATTACTCTTTCTGATGTGAATCACAAAAGTAATAAAGTTCATCGACTAGTCAAAAGACGTACTGATATTAATATTATTATTAATATTGGGAAACGGGGAGAATTATTATAACTTTTCATAAATATGTTTTGAATTACTATTCATAAAGAATATATTCGTTACAGATTATAAACTTTTAAAATAGTAATTAATATGAAAACTAAAATTTATGCTCTTGTACATCCTATTACAAAAGAAATTGTTTATGTAGGTCAAACTACTAAGACTTTAATTGAAAGACTTAAAGGTCATTATTGGAAATTAAATGAAGCTAATAGAGGTGAAAGAACTCTTACTCCTTTATTTAAGTATCTTAATGACATTAAACCTTTAGAATTAGAAATTGTTTTATTAACTGAAGTTGAATCTAATGAAGCTAATGAAGCTGAAATTTATTATATTACTGAATGTAGAAAAGGTAATCCTAATTTACTAAATGAAACTAATGGTGGTATAGGTGGGAATACAATCGTTAATAAAACAGAAGAACAAAAAAGAATTATAGGTAATAAAATATCTTCTATTCTTTCAGGTAAAGCTAAACCTGAAGGTTTTGCAGAACATTTAAGTGATATTAGAACAGGTAAAGGTAATCCTATGGCTAAACCTTTAAATCCTAAGATTGTTGTTCTTAAAAGTTCTAATGATAATAGTGTTATAAGATCTTTCGATTATGTTTTTGAAATTAATCAATTTCTTGATGATAGAAATGCAGGTGGTAATATAGTTAGACAATTAAAAAAGAAACCTTATACTAGAAGTAAAGGTTATGTTTTTAGATATATAAAGGATAAAGATATTGAAAAGTTAAATAATTAAGATATAGTCAGTCCTATTGCGAAAGTTATAGGGTATATGCAAGGCTCAACATTTGAGAATGTATGCATTGATTTGGATGATATTATATATTTTCAAACTAAATGGGGTAAACGTATTCGTCGTAATCCTAGTGAAGCTCTTAGACTTCTTTATGTTGCTATGAGTAGAGCTACTAAACACGCTTATTTAAAATTATGAGTAAAGGTATTAGAGTTAGTGAAAAACATGGAGTTAATCCAAGTATTACTATTTGTCCTATTTGTGGTAAAGAAACAGGTATTGCTCTATTAGGTAAACTTAAAGGAGATGAAAAAGCTCCTATGAGAATGTTAAGTGATCCTTGTGATGATTGTGTTTCTAAATTAGGTAATGATAAAATTTATATTCTTGCTATAAATGATCAAGGATATAGCACGAAAGGTATTATTATTGAAAGATCTGCACTTAATGTTTCTATTAAGGGTTATATGACTTTTATGAAAGAAAATGAATTTGATAAAGTATTTAAACATTAAATTATGCTTACTAAAGAAGAACAAATTCAAAATATAGATAAGCTCTTTGTTCTTAAAGAATGCTGGGCTGGATTTTGTGGTATGGGTTGTAATCAACGTATTATTAATAATCGTTGGATGATTCCTATTACTTGGGTAGCTGAACAATGCTCTATGAGTCCTGTTCAAGTTCTAGAAGAACATTTATTTGCTAGTGGTTTAAATGTTGATAGTGTTGGTAAAATGGATTTCTTAAGAAATTATGCTAATAAAAAAGGATATGATCTTACGGCAGTTGTTTGTTCAACACTTAGATATGAAGATGGAAGTATAGTTTATGCCGATACAACCGAAGCTAATAGGAAATAATACGACTGAATATAAATATGTTCATTCAAAAGAAAATGAATTTCTTTGTAAACGTGTTACTTATCAAGAATATAAAATGGATTATGGTATTACTTCTGATGAATATGATGATCTTGATATTGGTTATGAAATTACATATACATTTGGAGTTTTATTTATTCCTGAAATTATGGCTCTTGATATGTTTGATATTCGAGATTAATGCAAGACGTTGCACGCTTCCACACCTTGTTCCCTACTGGGGTTTTCTAAGTTCCACTAAATATTTTTATTATGGCTCTTACACAAGAAGAATATGATGTATTAGAAGAAACTGAATATATGATTGATGATGTTCTTATTACAGCTACTCCTATTACATTTAAAGATTATAAAGAGAAACATCATATTTTATCTGATGAACATTTAGAAGATACAGATGGATATGATGTTGCTTTTAATAATGTGTATTTCGTTTTTATGCCTAGAGAATTATTCGAGTCTATTTCTATTAAAAGTGAATATTAGATGACAAATAGATTTTCTAATATGTTCGATGATGTTTTTAATAATCAACGTGAAGATGAATATTGTGATAAATGTGAGTTATGTATAAGGAACTCTCTAATCCCCAGTAGGGGACAAGGACTGGAAGGGAGCGGAACTATTATGCACTTAGTTACTGCTCCTAGTCCTGCTGATAGAAAGACTAAATATATTCTTAGTGGTCGTACAGGAGCATTTATTAGACGTATTCTTGAAGATAAAAAATTACTTGCATTATCTTATATCACTTCTGTTGTTAAATGTGGAACATATCAAACTGTAGATAGTAAAGCTATTACTGAATGTTTTCCTAGACTTCAAAAAGAAATTGCTAGAGTTGAACCTAGTATGTTTATTACTTATGGTAAAGATCCTTATTTTATTATTAGTGGTGGTAAGAAACTTCCTAAAAATGGTGAAGGAATTGATATGCTTCCTAATGGTAAAATTCATATCTATACTATAAGTCTTGAACAAATGCGTAAAATTAATGATTATAGTTATCTTGATAGAGCGTATGATACTGCGGTTATTGCTTATCGTAAATTTGTTAATCAATGGGTTATTCTTAAATGAATGCTAAATCTCCTACAACTAGCTGGATTTATGATATTGAGATTTATCCTAATATGTTTGAAGTTAGCTTCATTCCTTATGGTATTCCTCAAGATGTCATTAATTTATATATTGCTGCGGATATTGCGAAGAATGTACAAGATAAAAAAACAATTCTTGATGCTATCGGTGCTAAGACGTTTATAATATTTCGTGCTTGGCATGAAGATAAATATGAACGTCAGAATTTTACACCTGCATCTTGGGATGATTCTAATAATATTAGTAGTGGTATTGAGGGTCTATATATGTTTTTTAAAACTCATAAAATTATCATAGGTTATAACAGTTTTAATTATGATATGACTATGCTTGATATATTTATTCATTATGCTCCTACATTTGATTGGAAGACTGGTCTTCGAGAAGATGTTCATGGTATAAAAGAGCATATAACTGAATTTATGTTCGAGCATTCTCAAAAAGCTGTTGATAGAGATATGGGTGGTAAAACTTATAGACGTCTTCTTGATTTCTATAAAGGTCGTAGATATTTTCGTCCTTTTACTGATTTTGATATTCAAAAGATTCTTTATCTTGATGCTACCTTTGTTGCACTTAAAGCTGTAATGATTGTACTTAAATGGTATCGTATTCAAGATTTACCTATTCATTGGAGTTATCGTATTAAAAGAGAAGAAATAGAACTTGTCACAGATTATAATATTAATGATGTTCTAGGTACTGATGCTCTTGTTAAAAATCAACAGAAAGAACTTGATCTTCGTGCTAAGCTAAGTGAGATGTATGGTATTGATTTACGTAATATGTCACGTAGTTCTATTGGTAAAAATCTTATGACTAAGTTCTATTCTGAATGGTCAGGTATGCCTTCTTATGAGTTTGTTGATCTTAGAACCGAAAGAAGTGCTGTACCTATTAAAAAGATTGTAAAAGATAGTATTACTTTTAAGACTCCTTTTTATAGAGCTATTCTTGATAATATTCAGAGATATAGTATTTTCATTGGTATTGGCGCTGCAAAACAAAGTGAATTGAGAAAAGAAAATATCGGTAATAGTATAACTATTACTACTTGGAGAAAGAGCTTTCAATCTTTAGAATTTCTTTCTCATGATAAAGGTTATACTATGGCAAAAGGAGGTCTTCATAGTAAAGATGATCCTAAAGTCATTTGGGCTGAACCTAATGAGATTCTTGCAGACCCGGACGTAAGTGAGTTGGCGTCCTAACTCCTCTAATTGCGGGAATACTGTTAAAACTAATATTACTAAATATCGCAGTGATGTAGATATGGCTATCGTGAAAATGAATAGGTATAGTAAAAAGATATTAGTGTTGGGGAATCCGCAACGAAGCATCTTATTAAAGATGTGTGTTCATCGACTATCACGAAAGTGAGTACTCCTACTTATAGTAGTGGGGAAACGGGGAGAATCAATTTCTAGGATACATTCTATAGGATATAATTTGTAATTTCAGTATTTAGATTGTATCTTTATATTGTTAATATTAAAATTTATATTGCTATGGAAAATTTTAAAAGAAGTACAGATTTTATTAATTATGGGACTTTTAGTAAACTTAAAGGTCAAGGTGTATATCAAATAAGATGTATTAAAGAAAATAAATGTTATATTGGTTCTTCTAAAGATTGTCAAGAAAGAGTTCAAAAACATTTTTCTGAATTACGTTTTAATAGACATACAAATAAACGTTTACAAGAAGCATTTAATAAATATGGTATAGAAGGATTTATTTATTCGATTGTTTTATATGTAGCTAAAGAAGAAGATTTATTAGATAAAGAAACTGAATATCAAATTAAAATTGGTATTGATAATCTTTATAATGATAAAATTACAGGATATTATATATCTGATGAATTAAAAGCTCGTTATGCTAATATAGATCAATCTTATAAACATACTCTTGAATATCGTATGAAACTTGCATCTAGTCGACAAAATAATAAAATTGCTAGATGCGATTATGCTACTGGAAAAATTCTTTATGTTTATGAAAATTTTGTTCATCTTAAAGAAGCTAATCCTAATGTTAAACGTAGTACTTTACTTTCTGCTTGTAATGGTAATAAAAAATCAGCTTATGGTTATAAGTGGAAATATGTTCCTATGGATATTCCTACAGGAGAATATCATGAAATTGATTAAGATATAGTCAGTTGAGGTAATGGTACTAAACCTCGAGCAACTCTATGTACCCTTCATTTATTGTTGAGTATGGTGTTAGTCCTCATCATTTATCTTCTAAAGTATTTTTGGGTATTGTTGAATGGCTTAGAACTACTCGACTTGATGCAAAACACAATGGTCGTAAGTTAGAAGCTGATGCTCTTAAGATTGTGATTAATCGTATTTATGGTGCTTTAAATGATGCTATGGATTATCTTTATGATCCTGAGTGTACTTATACCGTAACGATTAATTTGCAATTATTATTATGTAATCTTATAGAAGCATTTGAACTTAATAAATTTGAAGTTCTTTCTGCTAATACAGATGGTTTACTTATAAGACTTCCTATTGATCGTAAAGGTACATTTGATCATATTTGTAAAGAATGGGAAGAATATAGTAAACTTACTCTTGAAACTGAGAAATTTGAAAAGTATTGTAGAAGTGCTGTTAATGATTATATTGCTGTTGGATATGGTTTTTATGATGCTTTGCAATCTTATAATCGTAGCGGTAGTTGGACTGATAATAAAGGTAAAGTTTATACTTCTAAAGATGCAATTGAGGATAAATTTATTAAATATAAAGGTTATTTTCTTCAAGAACCTGAATATAATAAAGGTTATGAATATCCTGTTGTAAAGAAAGCTCTTAAAGAATATTTCCTTTATGGTGTTGATATAACTGAATTTATTAAAAACTATATTAATACTTCTAAAACTGCTATTTACGATTATTGTTTTAGTCAAAAAGTTGCTAGTAAATATACAACTATTTATAAGACAATTAAGGATGGTAAACCTGTTTGGCTTAAATGTCAAAAACATAATCGTTTTTATATTTGTAAATCTGGTGGTGGTGCTATAACAAAAGCTATTGTTCAAAATTCTGATAATATAGCTTATGGAGAAGATATTAGCGATTGTGTTATAACTGATGAGAAAGCTCTTGTTGCTGGACAGAAAGTAGCTTTGTTTAATGATTATGAATATAAAGAAGATTATAATATTCACTTTGGATTTTATATCAATGAAGCTAATAAAATTCTTTATGGTAACGGTAAAACAGGCAAAGGCGAACGTAGAGGTATTAATAACAATAGTAGTAATTTGTTTGGTTGGTAAGATATGAAACGTGATAGGGCTTTAGTTTATAAAGCATTTTATACTAATAGATTTACTGCTAATAAAGCTGTAGCTGTTATGTATTTACATGATGCTTTAGATGATTTTTTTGCTAAATATCCTTTTAATAGTAAAGACATTAAAGATTATGATCATAATCAAATGAGTAAACATATTGTTTTTGATCTATGTCGTATTCTTGGTGATGCTGGTTATAGATTATATGAATTATTAACTGATTATATTGATGATTTATATAATCGTAATGAAATTGAAATGTGTGTTAGAGCTATTTCAGAAACTATTAAATTAGCTGATGTTAATTAAGATGTATGAAAGAATATAATATTTCTGAAAAATATAAACGTATTTATCAAGGTATTCTTAAATGGAAACAAGCTGGTTATAAAGGTTTATTTCAATATACAGAACGTATTGATATTCCTCTTGTAATTAGTGAAGTTATTCAACATATAAATTTACAGCAATATGAATCTGATGTTGAAGCTTATGTACATATTGTTGTTTCTAATAATTCTATTAAGGATGCACTTCGTAAATATGTAACTTCATCTTTTATTATAATTGAAGATGCTAATAGTTTTATACAACGTATTACAACTAAGTATAAAGGTAAAGATCTTTTATATTGTGATACATTTATTATGCTTGATTGTACAAATAGTGTTTATCATGATAAAGATACTTATTTCAAGAAAATGAAGAAAGTAGCTGCTGATAGATTTCTATTTGTTACTACTAAAAAGATTCCTGAGAATATGTTAAAAGCATTTACTTCTATTGGTATTCCAGTTGTTGATATTATAACTAAAGGTATTGCTTTGGAAGAAGGTTGGATTTCTCCTTATGTTATATATAATGTTGGAATTGATTTTACTAATGAGGAAAAAGAACTATATAAACAGCTTACTGAACAAATTAGTTCTATGCTTTCTATATTTAAAGGTAAAGCTAAGATGGTTAATTATGAATTTAAAAAGTTTACTCATCTTAGAATGGATATGGTTGAAGATGATATGGCTTTAATTAAAGCTTGTCATCAAGGTGTTAATTATGTGAATAATTTAACTGATAAAGTAGAACATATTCATAGTGAAACAGTACGTTCTATGATTGCAGAGATTATGGGTTGGAGAAAAGATCTTGATCTTTCTAATGACTATAATAAGCAAGTAGAAATGTATTGGAATCCAGATAATATTCTTACACGTACTAAAGCATTTACTGATGCTATAGAAAAGCGTTTAGAGTTATATAATAATAATTTTAATAAACGAAAAACTATTGCTATTTTTATTAAGAATATTAAAGGTAAAGGTCTTGTTCTAAGTAAGACTCGTTCTATTACAAATTATGTTGAAACTTTAGATCATTGTATGTGTTGGTATAAAGGTATATCTTCGAGAATATGTTATGATTTTCAAGGTAATCCTTATTTATATGCTAGTGGTGCTAAGAAAGGTGAACCTAAAGTATTTGGTGAAGCTGGTATTCGTAAAGAATGTCTTAAACATTTAGAACATGGTGATGTTTCAATTATTGCTACTGATGAAATTGCTAATTCGGTTTTTGATGTGGATGAGCTTACTACTATTATATGTACCTCTCCATATTGCAAGCCATTTAAGACTATATCAGACGACAAAATCGAACAACCATATATAAATAAGCCTACCTTAATAATATGGCTTTATATGCGAGATTTCACGCTTAATTCGGACGATTATAAAACGTCAAAGGAGAAAGAAAAGCTAGTTGATGCACAACGTAGTTTTACTACTGATATTGTGTGGGCAAACAGCATTAAAGATGTTAAATTTTAATTTTTTGCTGATTTAGTTACAGCTATTGTTGCTAATATCAGAATTAATATCTACTTTTACCAATGGAAAATAAAGACAACAAATCAAACGAAATGAGTGAAGAAGTTATTACAAATGATGCTACGAAAGACGGTGCTAATGCAAGTGTAGTTAAAGCTGATTCTACTAATGCTATTGCACAAGCAAATAAAGATGTAATTACTCGTAATCTCGCTGTTCTTGGTGAATATAGAACTTTTGCTGAAAGTTTAATTAATACTGATCTTGGTGCGAGATTTAAAGAAAATGTTGTTAAAGATGGAATCGCCACTGAAGTTATTAACATTGATAACATGGTTACTTGTTTATTAACTGGGCAAGAATTAGGTCTTTCTCCTATGACTTCTCTCGCTTATGGTCGTAATCTTAATCTTGATGCAATTCAAAAGGTTGAGTTAGGTAAAACTCTTGGTCTTAGTGTTACTGCTTCTCTAAAAAATATTTTCTGTTTTGAAAGTGGTGGTACTAGACAAGTTTATACAGGTATCAATGTTGTTGAAGGATGTCTTAATAAAAATCATATTGATATTGATATTGATGAAGATTTTGTTCCTGTGTATAAATATTTCAATTTACAACTTGACAAGCCTATTATTGAATTTAATCCTGATCGTCATATTGATGTAGATGAATATAATGATGATTATGTTAGAGCTGCGATGGCTGAAAAAGGTATGGTTCCTGTTAGTCGTGTTATTGACACTTATCGTACTACTGTTTCACTTATTAGAAAAGGTAAGAAAACTACTATTTCTTATACTCTTCAAGAAGCTATAGATGCAGGTCTTAAATCGGGTAAACATTCTATAACAGGTGCGGATGTTAAAGGTAAAGATAATTGGGATAAACATACACGCGCTCTTATGAGAAAAATGGCAATTATGCTTGCTGCACGTATCTGCGCTAATGATATTCTTAATGGTATGTATTGTGATGTTGAACTTAAAGATGTTAAGTCAATTAATGATGATACTATTGATATTCAATATGTAGAAGCAGATGATAACGCTAATTATTAAAAATTAAATACCGTTTGTGGTAATTGTATTGCAAACATCTATCTTACATAAACTATTAATAAAGTTAAAGTCATGGAAAAAATGAATTTTGATTTCTTGAAAGCTGGTATCAATGAAGGTCGTTTTGAAACTGTAGCTAAAGCTGCTAAAGTAAGTGATGAAATTCGTCCGGAACTTGTTGTTAATATCTCCATCAATAAGATGTGTATTAACGGTCTTGCTTCTAAAATGTTGAATATTGAAACAGGTGACTATATGAAAGCTATGGTCTTGACTGCTGATCAATGTGAAAACGATATTAATAAGAAGTTCTTCATTATGGTATCTAAAGTGAAAACTGATGATATGATGACGTTAGCTGCTGTTGGTAAAGCTAAAGGAACTGGACGTAAATTGTTCTGCTCTTATGCAGCTTGTTATTCACAATTCTTGCAGAATACTGTAGATGCGCAAGCTATTACTGCTGATAAATTAGCTGAACTTGGTTATGCTTACGGAATTGATAAAAAAGATTCTGAAGGTAAACCTTATACTAAGTACACTGCAAATCGTGAAGTTCACTACGAACTTGTTGATACCGGTATTGACTATCCGAACTCTGATGGTTCTATGTTGAGAATCTATGCTTGTGTTAATGCTCAAATTATCGAACGTCCGTATGATCCTTCTGTTGAAGCTGAACAAGCAGCTGATGAGGCAGAAGAGAAACATGATGCTCCGGTAGCTGTTGAGGATGCACCAGTAGCAGAAGCTGAGGTAGCTCAAGAAGCAAAAGCTGAAAATGAAGATATTTAATCTTCTATAAGTAATCCATTAATTTGGAATCTATCTTACAAAAGGAGGAACTAACAAGGTTCCTCTTTTTTTTACTCTTTAAATTATTTATAAAATGAGTGAAGTAAATAAAAGTCAAGTTGGTGTTATTAATTTTGGTGAAGTTGTTGTTACCCAAGATAAGAAGTTTAAACCTCGTGAAGAGTTCAACAATTTGTGTCAAGCTCATCTCGTGTCTGTAGAGATTAAGGATACCGAAACTCCAAAAGTAGATGAAAATGGAATCGCTTCCACGTATGAATATGCGGGTATTCCAGTTCCTACGATCGTATTCCGTTATAAAGAAGAACCTGTTCCTGGTGATGAAGTTGATCGTTTCTATACCGATTCTTTCCGTATAGTTACTACTCGTAAAACTGATGGAACACAAGTAGATGTTAAAACATTTACTTCTATTGTAACTGAAGCTTATCGTAATTGTCGTCATCGTCTTGACGCTTATATCGGTTGTCCTAACTTTGTTGAACCAGGTTTTCCTCAACCCATTGATATGAACGCTGGTATTAATGAACGTATTGCTCAATGGAGAGCTTTCTGTGAGTTCTTTGTTAAAGCGTTTAATACCGGTAAAGATGGTAAGCCTGTATTCTTAGATAAAAAAGGTGAACCTATCGTTGTTTGGATGAAACTTCTTGCTCATTATGGAGATCGTAAATATCTTTGTACTCCGGGCTTTGTTGGTCAAGGTTATATTGAACGTGTTATTAACGGTAAAAAACCTTCTATTGAAATTCTTCCAGGTGAAACTGTTGAACTTTCAAAAGATGCTGACAAAGATGAGAAATCGAATAGTGCTGCTGCTGAAGCTGGAGTTGCTATGGATTACGGTCAAGGTCAAGGTGTAAATGCTGATACCATCAATGCTTTGAAGAATCGCTATGCTGGTAACAGTGGTGGAGTTGGAAAATATTAAGATGTAACTTAGACTTTTGAAGAGGGTGGAGAAATCTACCCTCTTTTTTTATTTCTATTGGTTTGGTGCTTAGTGTTGCAAACGCTCCGCTCTCGACCACAGTCTTGTTCCCTACTGGGGACTGCAAATGCTACAAAAGATGTAAATATGTGGAGTACAAGTGATAAAGATTATATTTTGAATACACTTGATCAAGTACATATTTATTCTGTCTTTCTTAATATTCCTGAAACAGAGATAAATAATTGTATTTGTTTACGCAATTATAAAATCTCTAATCCTCTTCGTTATGATCCTAATCCTTCTGTTAGTTTTAAATGGTATGGTAATAAGTTAATTTTTCGTGATTTTGCTGATTATCGTTATAGAGGTGATGTATTTGAAATTGTTGGTTTAGTTCTTAAAAAGAATTGTACTAATAATAAAGATTTTGTTGATATTTGTTCTTATATTATAGAATATGCTTCTGATGTACAGAACGATTCACCTTATATTAATCGTGTTTATCAAAGTCAAAATAGAATTATTAATAATGAATTTCGTATTATTACAACTGTAAATCGTAAAGCATCCTTTTATGATTACAAGTATTATAATCAATTTGGTATTACTAATGATCTAGTTGATAGATTCGTTAAAGTTGTTGAATCTTTTAAGATTGATAGTATTAGTAATCCGTATTATTATACTCGTCATGATCCTTGTTATGAATATCAAGTTAATGATGGTTGTATTAAACTTTATTTTCCATTTAGAAATAAACATACTGCTAATCGTTTTATTACAAATAACAAATGTCCTCTTGAAAATCTTGATAGTTTAGTTAATACTACATATAAGTTAATAGTTAAATCTCAAAAGGATAAAATGTTAATACTACGATTATTGAAAGAACTTAGAATTAACGATGTTGGAGTTTATGTGATTGCTAGTGAAACTGCAAAACTTCCAGATGATATTGTTGATGTTTTACGAAAAACTACTAAATCTCAAGTTTATGTCATGCTTGACACAGATAACACAGGTCTTACATCTGCTATCGAATATGAAAAGAATTATGGCTTTACAGCTTTATTTATGACTAAAGGTTATAGTGCTAAAGATCCTACAGATTTAGTTCGTATTACTGATTACAATTTCGTTAAAAAGAAATTTGCTAATATGTATTTAAATGAAATCGTAAATGGTAAAGAAAGAAGAGTTGTGTCCTGATGCACAACGTCTATTATGTGATGGTATTCCTTTGAAACGTTTTGATGATGGTACTAGATATTTTCTTTATCCAATGAATAAAGAAGATTATGCTATAGTTATTAAAGCTATTACTGATTTACGTGAAGTAATGAGTAAGATGTCATATCAAAACTCTCAAATTAAATTAGGTCAATTCATTCATACTTGGGGATTTAATCCTTTTAAAGAAGGTGCATTTATGGGTGAAACTAAGATTAAATCTGATGATGATTTTAAGATTATTGAAAGTCTTTTTGAAGTAACTCAAGGTAAACTTCATAATAAACAAACGCTTACTGGAAGCTATCAATGTTTCTGTCATAAGAACTTTCAAACTATAGCTTATGCTCCCCATAAGACTATACGTGATTCTTGGAATTGTATGCTAATTGCTTATAATAATCCAACTCACGCTATTGTTTTACTTCATAATATTGATGAAGATGGCAAGCGTATATGGGGATGATAAGAGTACTACTCTTTATAAACGTGATGCACTAGGACGTATCGTGTATTGGCAAATAAGCACTGATGGAATCAATGATAAGGTATCATTTGGCTTATTTGAGCGACTTTCAGACATCGGACAAGTAATTATATCAGCTTCGACAAAAACGTCTTATAATAGCCAAATCAAGCGTAAAATCGACAGAGGTTATAAGACAGCCGAAATGTATGGTATTACTGATGATATGTATGAAAGTGCAAATCAACTTCATGATTTACTCGATAATGTTATTCCTAAATTCGCTACTGATGCAAATAATGTAGATAAACCTATGAAGTGTCAGAAGTGGAAAAGAGGTATATTTGATTATTCTAATGGTGCTATGGCTGATCCAAAAATTAATGGAGTTCGTTGTACAATAAAATATGAAGCTGTTGATAACGGTTTATTTGGTATTAGTCATGAAGTTGTTATTCGTAGTAAAGAAGGTCTTCGTTATAATGTAAAACATATAGAAGATGCTTTTGATAGATATGTATTTTATCGAGAAGATTATAAGAATATTACTTTTGATGGTGAGCTTTATATTAAAGATCAAAAGAATACAACTATAGGTGGTGCTGCTCGTAATCCTAAAAATCCTCTTCATAAACAACTTCAATTCGTTAATTTTGATCTTAGTATTCCTGATATGTCTAATATAGATAGATATTGGTTACGAAGATCTATATTGAATGATGCTAAACTTGAAGCTATACTTCAAAATGATTCTGATTCTATATTTATTCAAAATTCTATTTGTCAACATGGCTGTACAACTAAAGCTAAAATTGTAGCATTATGTTCTATAATTAATGTTGAAAATGATAAAGATGTTGAAGATTATAGAGACGCTTGTATTGAGCATGGTTATGAAGGTTGTGTTATTCGAGTTAAAACTGCTGAATATCAGTTTGGTTCTCGTCCACAAACTATGATGAAAGCTAAACGTTGTGAAGAAACTGAATGTCTTTGTCTTGATATACTTGTTGATAAAATAACAAAAGTTATTGATGGTAAAGAGATTACTTATGAATATGCTAAGTTTAAATGTAGGAATGATTTAAATAATGAAATATTTGAAGTTAAACCTACATCTGTTTATAATGGTGTTACTGATGAAACTATGACAAGTGATTATATTTTAGGTCATAGAAATCAATTCATTGGTAAATTACTTGCTATTAAGTTCTATGAAAGAACTGATAAAAAAATTCCATTTAATGCTAATGCTTATGGAGTTCGTGATTATGAAAGTAATGATGATTAATATATGGAAGTAGACAATCCTTTTAAAGAAATTGATGAAGCTAAAGATGTTTTTAAAGAAACTTCTAATGTAAAAGAAGAACTTGCTACATTAGCTATTACTTCTGATAAATATAAACCTATTACCATAAATGGAATTACTGTTCCATCTCTTGTAAGAATGGATTCTTCAGATGATCCTTATATTTGTAAAGATATTAGAACAATTAATGATTTACATAAAGATGAAATTGATTGGCTTAATACCAATATTAATTTTATTCTTGATACAAATGGAGATTTTATTCCTGTTACAAGTGGTAATCAATTTGTATTTTATCAAACTCTTCTTAAGATTCAATATTATATTTATGTTCATAATATTCCTATTGAGTTTTTTGATGGTAACAATGAAAATGCTCGTTATTATAAGATTTGGAATATAGGTTATCTTATTGATAATGAAAATATAGATTTAGCTTATACTCCTGAATTTAGAGTTACTATTGATTTTAATATGGCTGCTGAAGTTGAATCTCGTGATCATGCTATTAAAATGTTTAATAGATATAATTATGGTTTAACTAAAGATCATGCTAAACTTATAGAATATAAAGTTCCTAAAGGAAGTCCTGTTGCTAAAGCTAAATGTTCTGCTAGATTAATGTTTAGTTCTCTTGAAGCTGTTGAAGAATGGTTAGAAAATGAAGTTATGACTTCTACTGAATCACTTTCAGATAATCATATACTTTCTTTCTTTCCTAAGCTTAATCCTTTGTATCTTAATTCTAAAGTTAAGACTACAGATACATTTAGTTTCTTTGCTAATCCTAAAGCTTGGATTGCTCAAAATGATTCTGGTAATACTTATAAAGCTAAGTTTAATATGCTATTATTTCCGGAATTTATTGGTGAACTTAATATTACCACTTATCTTTCAGCTGCTAAAACGATTGAAGTTGAAATGGAACATCTTTCTAATCGCATTAAAGCTCTTTGTGATAAATATATTTATAAGAAAGCTTAATTATGGATGCTGTTTCTAGTGTTACAAAAGAAATGTTTCGTAGATACTTCTTAGCAGCTCTTGTTAGTATTGGTATTCCCAATAGTAAAGGTAATGAGTTTTGTGATGAAAATAGTACAATGCGTCTTCAAGATATGTATATTTGTACTGTTATTTCTATGAAAATTGATAACTTTATGGAAGCTATTATTCCAGATTATAAAGGTTGTATGCCTAATAATACTTGGAAAGATATAGTTGATTATAATTTTTCAGATGATTAGATTATGAGAGTTTATTTTAGTAAAACTATTCCTTTTGGCAAATTTATTGCTATTAATCTATTTGCTAGACTTTATATTAAAGATAAAGATAGAAGTAGGATTAAATATTTTATTAGAAATCCTCGTAGATATTTTCATCTTATTCAACATGAACGTTCACATACTAAACAACAAAATGATCTTCTTGGTATTTTCTTTTATATTTGGTATGTAATTGAATGGTTCTTTAAACTCTTTACTGAAGGTCAAGCTTATAAAGAACTTTCATTTGAACGTGAAGCTAGACATAATGAGTTAGATGTTGATGATTATGATGTTCGAGTTCATATTGAAGATGGATCAATTCTTATACATTCTAAAGGAATTAATACATCTAATATTATCATTAATAATCTTATTGATGATGCTAAGAACATTAAATATATTGAATTTATACCTATGAAGACTAAAGGTTCTCTTATTGGTCGTAAATGGGGTAGTTGGCTGAAATATGTTTTTAAGCGGTAACTCCGCTACGCATATATTAATTGGTTATTTTGACATTTGCCGATATTGATGTGAATCACTCGGTTAAAGCCGCTGGTCTTAATTGACTAGCGGCTATTTTTGTTTAATCTAAAATTGTTATTATGATATTTGAAGAAGCTCTTAAAGCCGTTAGAAGTAAAAAAGCTATTGCTTTTAGAAGTAGTTGGGAAGGACATAAGTTTATATTTTGTCAAATTCCTGCTACTATTTCCGCAAATATAATTCTTAATATGCAAAGTCTTCCTGATATTGTTAAAAATGAAATATTAAAAAAGGATTATGCTATAATAAATTATATTAATCAGATTTGTGTTTTTAAAGATGGACATATCACTTATTATACTCCTAATGGAGAAGATATGTTTGCGACAGATTGGAAAATTATTAGTGATACTATTCCTTGTTAAAATTAAATTGATGTTATGAAAGAATTTGATGAATATCAAAAGTTTACTGCTACTACAGATATATATCCCGATGATGATTTTAATATAGGGTATAAAGCTTTAGGTCTTACTGGTGAAGCCGGTGAAGTTGCAGATAAAATTAAAAAAATTTATCGTGATAAAGATGGTAATTTCAATGTAACTGATGAATTAGAAATAGCTAAAGAACTTGGTGATTGTCTTTGGTATATTTCTCGTATAGCTGATGCTATAGGATTTGAATTATCTGGTATTGCAAAGCTTAATGTGGATAAATTATCTAAACGTAAATCTGAAGGTAAACTTCATGGTTCAGGGGATAATCGATAAGTTATGGCTAAAAAAGATAATGTTAATCATCCTAAACATTATACTTCTGACCCTAGTGGTATAGAATGTATTGATATTACTCGTCATAGAAATTTTAAT